GTTTAAGGCGGGCTCACTTGACGGGTTAAAAAAGAAAGCTTTAAAATCATACGTAGATGGTTTATCAACCAACTCTATGGAGAAATCTGTTTCTAACAAACCGGTTTCTCTGTTGTATCCTGGGGTATCATCCCCAATACTTAAAGAAAATAATACATTATAATCTGAGGACGTTGATAACTTATAGAAAATATCTACTTTACCAAGTATACCTGTAGAGGGTTGTAAGTTACTAAAAGCAAAGATTCCTTCACTGCCTTCCCCCTGCTGCCCTGAAAATGGGCTACCTTCAGTAACCCCTAATGACGGAGAAGTTTGAAAAATTAGAGGAGCTGTGTCCTCTGCATCGAATTCGTCTACAATACTAACGTTTATACTGTCGTCGGATGAAAATCCCATACCATAGAATTTTATAAGGTACGGACCAGTTACTAAATTTTTAAATTCGTAAAAACCATACTTATCTGTTACATCTACGTCAACTCTAACATTATTGGAATTGTAAATGGATGCCATCACGCCACCTTTGTCTAATCTAGACTTATAAGAAGCCATGGCTTACTAACCCTTATCTGATATTTTTGGCTTTCCTGTGATGGAAATACTACCAGTAAATGCGCAGTCATTATTAGGTGAAGTATCGTCCGGGTCAAACGCATCAATAATCATAGTTCTGGTTGACCCCTGTGCCGCCGTAATGTCTACCTTTATAGATTGAGAAAAAATACCCGTACCGGAAACTTCTAGTATAGCAGCCATAGATTTTTGCTCATTTTGATATATTCTTATTATTGCTGGGTCAGTACCGCTAACTCCGTCTGCACCCTTACAATCAAAAGTAATGCTAGTAAGTGTAAAGTCTACAGTTAAGTTTTCTCTGTGAAGTTCTCTAGCTTTTTCTGTAATTCCAGAAAACCATTTATCACCAGTTGTGAGCCCAGAGGGCTCATTGTCTAACACCATTTTTTGTGTAAATCCCATATCTATTTCCTATACGCTAAAGCTTGTTGAATGCCTATTAATTTTTGTTTCTCCCTTAGTTGAACTACCTGTAGAGTCTTTTATAAGAACATCTTTACCAGTTTGCTCTCCGTTACCCATAGTAATTTCATCCCCATTTTTGTCGAAAGCATCAAACGTAACGTCACCAGTACCCGTGTCTTTAGTCACCAAACCTGAAACTACAGTTACATTAACTGGCATCTGTACGAGAATTTGATCTCCCGGAGCAATGCCTCCACCACCACTTACTATGTCACTATATAGTTCTGTGCCTACAGGCTGCTTATTTTGTAAAGGTCTTACTTTTACATACCACATAGAAGGCGTATTAGTAGTTACGGGGGTAAGTTTATTTCCCGTTATAAATTTTGTGACACTTGTATCTGATGCTGAAAATGAAGGATTTTCTGTTTTTGAATAAACTACTTCAAATTCGTGTGCACTATTCTGACCATCTGAAGAGTCGTACCACCCACTGCCAACAATCTCAATATTAAACCCAAAGACACTGCTCGTCAATGAAATGCCTGCTGCTGTAGTTATGTTCGGAAGTTCATGTAAATAATTTTGTGAGTAGGAAACAAAGCCTGACCCATCATGATCCGGGTCATACGTTCCTGCTGCCATCCTCTCAAAGCTAGTTTCTAAGTATGAATTTTTACCTTTTAACTCAAAATACCATCTTTTACCAAGATTTAGTTTTACTATGTAATTTGGGTTTGTTACAAATTCAGAGTCTAACATATACGTTTCTACATATCCCGTAGGCTGTGAGGTATTTGTATCCAGCTCAATACATTTTAATACGTACCCATCGGAGTACCTATCTACAATACGAGCAGTGGATGCTGAGTCTTGGTCACTTTGTGTAAAAGTTGTTCCTACGGTAATTTCAATATCTGTACCATTATCTACTATATTAGTTATTTTGTAAGAATTAGAAGTTTCTTCTAAATACAGGGTCTTTCCGTCGGTTAGCAGTAAATCGTTACTAGACATAGTAAAATGAGTAAGCTTCACAGTATTTCCTCCTACGGAAGGTGCCTGGCCTGCTACAAAACTTAGTGCGTCATAGTTCCATTTTAGAGAAATAAATCCAGCTTGTTCTTCTTTATTGGAAGTTGGGTATACGTCGTAAAGTCTGAAGTTGGTTAATGTTGTGGGAGTACCTGCTACTGTAGCCACTAATCTTTGGTTGTCAGTTCCAAGCCCAAGATAGAATTCTTCATTTGCCACGCCACTTATATATACATTAGATCCTACGTCACCTCCACCTAAAGTAAGTCCGTAAATAACGGCATCATGTAAAGTTGTCACTCCAGTAAATTCAGATGACTGGCCTATACTTGCTCCTCCAGTTCTAACCTCATTTGCTTCAATATCCAGTATATTCATATTAGCATACCCCCATTCAAAAGAGCGGGTACCGCTTAAAGTAGGGTTTTGGGCCAAATCTATGCTATCTGCTAAAATTTTGGGAGAGTATAAAACTCCGTCTGAACTTTTAAAAGAAGCCACCTGTCCACCAGGACCAGTGATTTCCATATCTGGCCCGTTTACTTGGAAGTTAAACCCACCTGAAGTAGCTATACCGCCTAAGTTAAAGTTTGTTACGCTTCCAGTATCATTAAAAAATCGCGTGTCACCTTTAACCAGTAATCTCGAATTTTTAGTATTTAAAGTCTTGTTTATGCCTAATGATAAGTTTCCGGACCTGTCAAATCCTGCGACCATATTAGTAAAAGTTTGCCCGGATGCAGTAGGTATATTTAAATTTTTTATTGACGCTTCGTTTATTGTAGATGAATTACTAATATCTAAATTTTCTATAACCCCGTATTCATTATATAAAGTCTGTATAGATGCGGCCCCGCCAGAAACAGAAAGTCCACCATCCCCGACAATGTTAACTTCTTGAAGCTGTGCAAACCCACCAGTTAAATTTTGTATTGTTCCCAAGTTATCTACTGTGAGGTTCCTAGATACCTCTGTATCTTTTGAGTACATAGTATTAGATGCTTTTATATTTCCAGTAACATGTAGCATCTCTTCTGGAGATACGTTGTTAATTCCTATGTGACCATCTGAATTCCTAACTAAAATTCTATCGTTACTTCCAGTTTTTATTACTAAATTTGATGTAGAGTCTGTTTCAATAAAAGACTCGTTTGTACCTGTGTACATACTAACAGAGCTAGTACCTTCAGAATTATGGATAGTTAAAGCTTTCCATAAATTTGATGTTTGCTTAATATGTAAAGAAGATGTGTCTGTGGAAGAGGGTACATACCCTATACCTACAGACCCGTCTGTTTTTAAGTACAGTTGATTGTTAGTTACTGAGCTACTGTACACAGCTTTTAAAATTAAATCTTCGTTATATGAGCTAACCTTCCCTGCATTAATTACCACTTCTTTATCAAAATAGTATCTCGGCATGTCGGTATTAAAGTGAGATCACTCGCTATTCTGTGCACCAATAGTAGTGTACCCATACCTAGTTTGTAGTTTTACTGCACCACCCTGTTGGTCACCTTGTATACTCCCTCCAGTATGTAAAGCTTCTTGTGGGTTTTTATTGTTAATACCTACCTTACCGTCCCCAGTGATGGTGACTACCCCAGCAACAGAGCTTCCATTAGGTGATAAGTTTATAACGTCTGGAGAACCTTCTGTATAAAAAATACCGTGGTCAGGGCTGCTGGTAGAGTAAGCAATTCCAAATGTTGCGTTAGCTTGGCCTCCCATATACACTCTTCTAGACACGCTAGGGGTAAGTTCTATGTTACCGTCTATTGTTAACTCGGAAGTAGGCACACTAGTTTTTATTCCAACTTTTCCTTCACTTTTATCCACAATAAATACATTGTCAGATACTAGTATGTCATCACCAAACTCAACCTTACCTTGTTGCTTGTAGTTTCCAGTAGAATCCCTATCTTTTAAAATTACATCATTTTCGTTTAAAATACTCTTTGATAATTTCAATGAAGATAGGCCCCGTAAATCGATGACTCCTAATGAGCTAGATGTCCATGTTTTACTAGAAGAGTCCAAAAACGTAAATGTACTATTCTTTAATAGTCTACCTGTGGAATCAGTTTTTACTATTGCTAACGGTATTTCATCTAAAGGGTTTACTATAAAAGCTGAATTTAAATTATCTCCTGAAACTAAAACTTTAATTGAGGGTAAAAAGGTATCAGTATATAATGTGTTTCTTTTAGAGTAAGGTGTTTCTCCAGATGTATCATATAAAAATGCATTCATTGCTGATACTGGATTACTCCCAACTTCTTGGAAGGATCCTTTTATTAAGTACGTAGTATCTGCTTGTGTTGTTACACCTAAATCCGGCAATGAAAAGTAAGTGCTTGCTTCTAAGTTTATTAAACTTCCATTATTTAAGTATGCTTTTCCCGGTTGAACTAAAAATTGAGTTGGGACACCACTTGTTGGCTCAGAAAAGATTTGAAAAGTTGAGTCTGAAAAAGGTATTTCCCCGTTTACTACGTCAATTGGGATTGCAAAAGAATTAAATAATATGTTTAATCTTTTATATAGGTTAGATTGTACGGCAAATTGAAGATCGTCAAATACTTTTTCTAAATTTTGTACTGTTCCGGATGGTATTTTTATTCTCATTTTATTTTATCCTGTTTATATTGGGGCTATTCATTCTACTGTACAATTAAATAATGCACAATACTCCCTACCCGATGTTTCATGCTCAACAAATGTAAGTTTTTTATAACCAGGAGAAGTGGTTTTATGCACACCTTGTAACGATCAGTATTGAACAGTATTACCGTTAGAGTTGAAATCAGATGTGAACGCTAGTCCTACTGTTACACCGTCTACTAGACACTTTATGAATGACTTAGCATTGTCAGCAGAATTGTAATTTACTCCAAGATTAGCTATTATTCTGTAGTACCCCGCTTTTGGTCAGTAAGTGTATCTGGTACCCGTCGTTTTTTCAAATGGAGCAACCACAGTACTAGCATTTTCGGCAGAGGTAGAACTATTTCACCCAACTGCACCCGGACTATCTGTCATGAAGTGTCTACCGTTCCCGCTGTTATAAGGAACAATTATTGTCGTGAAAGGAGCGTGATAAGCTGGACTTACGTCGCTAGGTTTAATTTGAAAAAGTTGTGATTGCACAAGACTTGCATCTTTCAAGTCATTCCCTCGGAAATCTATGCTCTTATTTACTTCTATATCAGAACTAGATGGAGAGGTTAAACTATTTATAATTAACGACTCAGTAACTGTTAGCTCACTTGCAGTAAAGGAATTAGATACGATTAAATCTTCTATATTTATGGTTCCGGCAGATACTATACCTTCTGCTTTGATTCTTCCGTTAACATGAAGCATTATATCTGCAGCTGGAGTAAACTCTTGAGAATTACTAATTCCAATCTTGCCGTTGTATGCTCTTAAGAATACATCATTGTCGGTATTAGATCCTCTTTTAAAACGTAAAAATGCTGACCCATCATCGTCCTGCATTTCTAGGACGGGACTACCCGCAATTGTACTTGTCATAATATAGGACGTTGGGTCTTGTACTCTAAAACCTAGGTTTAAGCTTGTCGAATACACATCTAACATTCGCTCTGGATTATTAGTATTAACACCTACCTTTCCAGAAGTATCAATAATAAACTCTGGTACGGAGTTGGCTGTTTGTTTAATTACATAATCACTTGCATCCCCGCCAGAACCGTTTGAGTCGTCCATACCCGTTAACCAATCTAGACTGCTATCACTATCAACAAAATTTACGGTTCTTTGTCCCGTACCTTTAATTCTTACAATAGAGTGGTCTTCTCCTTCAAAGACTGCAGAAACATCATCGTTGGAAGTGTCATTAGACAAGTACACATGAAGTTTACCTTCTGGGGTTGATTCGTTAATCCCTACTCGACCATCCCCGGTTATAGCTATGTCCTCCCTCTCACTTGTACTATTTACAAATTTTAAAGTACCGTTTTGGTTTTGTATCCTAAAGTCGTCTCCAGAAGTATCATGTATTTCTAGTCTAGCGTCTGTGTTAGAAATTCTTATAGACCCATTTACTTCTAAAGCCTGATTTGGGTCGTTAGTATTTATACCTATCTTTCCAGCATCAGTTATTCAAACTCGTTCAGCATTATTTGTTTTAAAAATTAAATTATTACTTTCCGTACCTATTCAGTTGTAGCCAAACGTAGAGTCTTGGTCTTCAAAAGATATAAATGACCCTGTACCACTGTTTTTTACTCTCAATATGTTCCCAGTAGTGCTTGTTACGTCTATGTCTAAACCGCTCACAGTTGGTGAGACTGTTCCTATGCCTTGATTACCTGATACATATAGGTCATCTGATAGAGTAGATATACCAGTTACTCCAAGACTGCCGACTAAAGTTGAGTTACCGTCTACATTTAAATTGCTATCAAAATCCACATTACCGGTGGAAAGAAAAGTTCCATCTACTTTTGTATCGCCAGACACATGTAATTTGTAAGTACTAAGCCCACTATCTGTGTGTATGCCGACATTTCCACCTGCACTGAGTACTATACCATCCGTACTTCCGAACAATGAATTCTGAATAATTCTGAAGGTACCGTTGTCATGTCTACCTACGTAGGATTTAGTTCCAGTACTGTCTGAAAATTTTACTGCTTTGTATGAAGAATTTTTTATTGTTATATAAGAGCTATTATCAGAGCTCTCAAAAGTTGCAAGGTTATCACTTGAATCATAAACAGAAAGTGGGTCAGGTGAAATACTTGTAACACTACTTCCTATGGAAAGGTTTTCTGACATTAGTACCTGTCCTTGAACATCCATTTTAAACCCAGATGTTAAAATATTTCCTTCTCCGAAAGTTAAAGTTTGTCCAGTTTTTACAAGTTTCACATCAGAATCAAGAGACACTTCTAAAGTACCATGTGGTTGGTTAGGAGTCCAATCTGTCGTTATACCGTTAGATCCTGAGATTGTAATAGTACTAACATTGTTCGTATCGTCTACAGATAACTCGTAGGAAGAATAGTTATTATCATTATCTTCTGGAGAATCAAACTTTATTAAAGTACTATGAAGGTCTTTCCTACCTATATTTAAAATATTATCCCCAGCCACTCCCAGGCCAGTAACGGAATTATCGGATGTTATAGTTTTATTCTGTAAAGTTTGGGTTGCGCTTGTCCCGACAAGTACACTACTAGAAGGAGCATTAGGGCCTATCGCTTCGTAAGTTTCTGATGTTGAGTCATCTACGTCAAACACAGTTAAATCAGCATCGATACTAGTCATGTTACTATTCATAGTATTCATACCTTCTCTTGGTGTCATTCCTGACGTAATTAATGTTATATTTGCCATATTTTTTTTCTTATCCTTTGTCTAAATTAAGGTAAATCTTCGTAAGGTAACTCCGCATCCCATAAAGTCCAGCTATTTTCTCCTCAGGTTGCTCACTCACTTGTGCCAGAAACTTTCACTAAGTGCTCTGTCTCAACCGAATTGTCTGAATCATAAGTTGTCAGTTTAAACTTATACAACCTATGAGTTGGAGGAACATTAGAAACGGTAGCTGATAACTCCAAGCTTGTTTCATTAGTCATAGTAACCCCTAGGTCACTGCCACCATAACTTTCTATAGGCTCAACTAGTTCTCACTTATAGCTTAATATATCGTCTTCAGGGTCAGAAACCAAGCCCGAAAGTAAAATATTTGCTGAGGATGACGTAGGGTCATACCATTCAGAATCTGAGTAAGTAACTACTTCAGGAGGTAAGTTAAAAACATTAGCTATTAATCCTGGGGGTACTCTGTCTGTAATAAATTTATCTATAAATAACTTGTGTCCTTTGAATATGTTTTTTACACGGTTAGTAACTTGTATACCTAAAGTATGGTAGAACTCTTGAGGATTTGATACCTCTCCTGAATACCGACTTTCATCATCTATAATGCTTATTTTACCACCCTCGTTCTCGTGGTACGCACATTGATAATAAATAGTATTTGGTGTGTCTTTTAAGGGAGTAAAAAATACGTCCCCTACTTCGGACTTCGCATTCTCAACAAACCTGTTTTCTTCATCTTTTATGGGGTACCCACCTCTAATGTCTGAAGAAAAATAAAAAGCATGGTTGTTAGAATCTACTTCAAATTTATACCGTTTTCTTCTAACTAATGACAAAGACTTTCTTTTTTCACCGTCTAGTGAGAATTGATTTTTTCCGCCATCATGATACCCAACGTCACCAATCTCTTTTATTGATGTTGTTACTTTAAAGGTATCTCCATCTCTTGTTAGTATTCCAGATATCATAGAAGGATTGCTATCATAATCATACATTGATACCCCAGATATCAAAGAAGAAAATTTGTCTATTTCATCTCCCACTGATGGGGCGAAGTATGATTCATTTGTAACTTCATAAACTATGTCACCAGTTAATCCAGATATAGTAATGTAATTACTAGTACTATTACTTGTTAAACTAGACACTGTTCCAGCCTCATAACTAAAAGGTACACCTAAAATAAGGGAGTATAAGTTTTGTAAATTTTTTAAAGTCGGGTGTTTCTTTGACGTAGAGTACATTGCATGAGATAACTTAGTTAGGTGTAAGGCCCATTCTTTTTGTTTTTCTAAGTAATTTTTATTTTCATTATTCCATCCACTAATAAAGGGCTCGTACCGACCACTTAAAATTATTCTCTCTGGGTCAGGTTCTCCAAATGCTGAGAAAAATACCCCCGTTAAAGATGGGACGAGACTTATGCCCTCAACAGAGTAGAAGTTTTCACCATAGTTATTAGGCATTTGGTTTGTATTTAAATTTACTCCGCTCCCCGTTGTAGAATAAGTCCCAGCTTCACTTTCGTAAGAATTGATGTCAGTTAAAAATTTTAAATAGTGTAAGTTATGTATCTCGTAGTCTGTGCCCTCCTGTAAAACTTGCCCAGTACTAATTCCACTCAATTCAGGAATTGATAAATACATATCATCTCCAGGTAGTTTATAATAATGCACACCACTAACCATACTCACAGTATTTTTTTCATCACCCTCAAAAGTTACATCATATATTTGATGTCCGTGCTCTATGTACCCTCTAGATAAGTCTAAATATTGTGTAAGGTTAGCTTGATATAAGTCGTATGTTAGCCCCTCTGTACCCTCAAACAGTGCAATTCAAAAAGCTTCTATTCTTTCCTTACTTTCTTTATCAAGTTTACCGTAGAAAGTCCCTAAGATATCTCATAAAGACGAAACATTAATATTTGGGTCAGGTGAAAACATTTAAACCTGTGATATTCCTACTAAACTTTCATCGTTAGCATAAAACCTTCCTACTTGAGTTATAGACATCTCGTATGCTTGGCCTCTTACTGATAAGACATCGCTCACAAACTCTGTATTAAAAGATTTCACAGATACGTCCATGTCTAAATTTACATGAGTAGCACCATTAGCATACAGTAAGTCTACAAAGTCTGACTTGTCGAAAGAAGTCCTTTCTAGAGAATTTATATAGTCTTTAAACTTATCTTTCATAAGAACTTCATCTACCCCCCCAGAGTACTCTAAATCGTTGATTTGAATTATATGTGGAGGCATTGCTTTTACTAACATATCGGATGCCGGAAATTTAAAGTTTTCTCCAATTATTAAGGAGTTAGCAGAGGATCCAAATGACCAGTGTCTGTAAGTTATATCTACCTCTGTCCCTACACTATCCTCCTCAAACAGTATTAAGAAGTTTGTTTTGTTGGAAAATGCAAGTGACTTGTCTACAATAGATATATTGTACGACGACGGGTCAAACTCTTCTTGAGAATAATGCTCAGTTAATGAAAGTATCTCCACAACATAAGGGTCGAAAGAAGATATGTTACTTGTAATTATTTGGTTACTGTCACTGACTGTGCCAGTAGCTACACCTACCTGGTAATTACTAGGGTCATGGATGTATATGTCAGTAGAATTCCCTCTATGTATTCCGTCTAAGTTAGTATTGGAAACTTTTATATAGTATGTAACCAGTGAGTGCTCAACGTCTCTATCTAAGTCTGCTCCAGGGTATTCAAAGTCTGGGCCTGAGTTAGCAGCGGTTGCGGCTAAACTAATAAAACCGTTGTCATCTTTATACCAGCTAATTGGTTCCACAGATGATTGTATCTTTTGCAAATCTCTATCGTCGTCTATAGTATGAGAATGGGAGCCTAGTGATTCTCACTCAGAATTTTTTACATTTCAAATGCCTAGCTTTACCTTACTATGTGGGTAGGTTACTTTATCTGATTCTGCAGCATATAACACGGGATCATACCCTACTCCGTAATAGTCTACAGTTAATGGCCCACTGTCCGGAAACTCTAAGCTATCCAATTTAAATTTAAATAGCTGCATAGGAAATGTCTCTTCGAAAGACTCAATAATTAAGTTATCATAATACCACTCAGAATTTCTAGTTTGCGCAACTGCTAATCCAAAGTGTTCCCCCTTAGCAACAGGTATGTAAGGTGGGTATGTTTGACCTCTATTGATAATTGCAGTGTTATCTGCAAACTCAGTAAATTCTTCTGAATCAAATATCCAAGCTTTAGTAGCCATCTTCGGCCAAACCTTCATTTGAAAATCATACCATTTATTAGGCTCTATCCAAGATTTAGCTGCTTGAAGGAATTGATTTTTACCTGATGTCTGATCAAACATCTGATCATGGCCAACCCACACCTCTTCCTGAAGTATATCGTTGTCAACTAAGTACACATTATATTTTCAAAAGTTTTTATTGTCTTTTATCTTCCCTATGTACCCAGATGCTTCCTTTACTGTCATTCCAGTATGTTCTGCAAACACAGCTAAGTCACCCACGTAATTTGGGCTATAAGGGTCTTTTGATGTATAAACTGGCATTATAAAGCACCTCCCGCAATTTGTTGTTCGTCTTCGTGAGTTGCACCATTAGGATCATTTAAAAACTCTCCTGGACCTAAGACTTGATTATTCTGCATTCTTATTAAAAATCCGGGCTGTTTCCTCCAGGCTATGCCGTATCCATCATGTGGTAAGTGAGGGCTAGAATTTCTAAGTGATGTAATATAAGACATCTCACCATTCTCTGTCTTATCATTTGTTTTAAATCTACAAGTTGTTGTAGTACCTGTATGTTGTGATAGGGGCTTATGAAAAATTGGTGCCAGATTATTATAATTTTCATTACTAATCATGCTAGATAATTCCTCATATGCAGCATCAGTTGTACCTGCCATTACCGACCCTACAAGTGAGTATATATTTTGCAATTCTGCCAACCCTATTTGTATATCGCCTGTATAATCTGGAGAATTTGGGTCCTGACTTAATGACTTACCTAGTCTTAAAACTCCAGTGTCAGCACCAGAGTCGTACCCAAGACCAATCTCGTCTAAGTACGCAAGCGTATTACTTGGGGTTATGCCGTCGTGCATCTGCCATTGACCAGAGTTAAGTACAGTAGCAAAGTGCATTTGTAATTCCTCTTGTATATCAGCCGTCTCTGCTCCCCCAATGAAGTTAAAGTATTCTCTAGCTAGAACAAATTGATCTTGTCTAGAGTATTCTATGTCGTTCTTTTTATACAAACCTTCGTACATAGAATCAGAAAATTCATTTATCCACCCATCTGGGCTAGGAAAAGCAACGTCAGCAGATTCATCAATATCTACAAAAACATCAGAATACGCAGCGTGTTTTTTATCGTATAGACCGTCGTGTTTTCCGGAGTACACAAGATAAAAATCTTCATCTTCATAAGATGAGACTTGCTCAGTAAGATTGGTTAAGTCCCTTTTCATTAATGGGTGTCCTGCACCAACCACGTCTATAGCTACAATACTAGAATATGAACTTTTTAGTTTAGATTTTATACCATATGCTGATGCTAAGGAAGTATTATTTATTTCATCTTTTAGTCTTTGTAAAAAACTTTCGTTGTCTTCATGCTGTACCCCACCCACAAAAGCTTGCACATTAGTTATATATAAAGGAGTAAACCCTAAACTATTAGATTTTGTAACAGTACCTGACTTCATGTTATAATCATCTCCAGGATTCACAGCCTTAATTGGAATCTTACCTGTATCATAATTTGGGTAGTCTGAGGTATTTTGACTCATCTGATACTTAGTTATGCTAAATTCTGATACGGTCTCGAATTTTAAGTTACCAGACGTATCAGTAAACATAATACCTTTTGGTAGCTCTATAGCCCTTGGAGCTGAAAAATACATATATATAAAACCCGATGAAAAGCTCCCTGACTTTCTTTCTACTAAGTAGTTTGAGGCTATAGCATCTAGCTCTTCCTCAGATAACTTAGATATATCAGTTAAAGATTGTTTTTTAAGAAATTCTTCGTGATCCAACTGGTACGGAGTCAAAATAGATGTTAAAGGATTAATTAAAATATCGGATATAACACTCCCCTCGCGTACGTCTATAGTATTATCTAATTCCTGTATCCTTTTTCTTATGTAATTTGGAATATTTATTGGCATTTCATGTCCTCTAGATTGTCACTAGTATTGAGTTGTTTGCATTTGTTAAAACATTTATTGAAATAAGTCATCCACCAAAAGTCTCATCGTACTCTATTGATTCCACAGACAACTCCTGTAAGGTTTCATAATCTGATAAATTTGAGTAATCATTTTGTTCGTTTATAAGTTCCTCTTCTACATCTTTTAAAAGAATAGAAAAAGTATTTTTAAATTGTTTTGCTTCATCTAAAGAGAGAGCAGTAAACAACCCATAAAAATTTGTACCTATTTTGGTATTAAAAGCGTCCGACCCCTCTATTGTAAATATACGCTTTATTATCCTTTGAATCAAGTTAGAAACTCCGTCTACTTGCTCTGGGGTACCGGGGAAGAATGTTACCATTCGACTATCTGCGGACCCTACGTAGTCAATCAGTTTAAAATCTACTAATCCCATAATTAATTTGCTCCTATTGCTCTAGCTGTCGCTAGTTTTTCAATAACGTCCTTTACTTGTGTGTATAATTTATCTATTAAAATGTACGCATCTTCTAACTCATTCATAGTATCTTCAGCATCCTCATTCCATACTTTAAAATCAGCAAGCCCTTCTCCTAATCCCATAAGCTTTGCTGATGCCTCCTGTGCTTTTTCTCTCACTATTCTGGTAGGATCCCCTATTGGAAACCCCTCCATAGTTTTTATATTTAAACATCCCAGTAACTCACCTAAAGCACTTCCCTCTAAGGAGTCACCACTTAAAGTAGCGACTATGTTACTTATATTTCCCAGAGATAATGGCCCTTTCATAGACTCTGGCATAGTAGATATTAAGTCGTCATACTTCTTTTTTAATTTAGGGAAGTCATTAACTTGCTCTACAGAAGACATAAAAGATAAACAATACCCGTACAAAGCATCATCATGCAATATTTGATTGGTGATACTACTTTGCACACTTTTTAATTGCCCGATAGTTCTTGAGTTTACTCCACCTAAAACAACACCCATTATTCCCATACCTACAGGAGTTAATGATACTTGAGATTGTTTAAAAGCATTTTTAGCAGATTCTTTTTTATTAAACGTATCTTTTATATAAATTCTTAAATTTTCAAACCTTTCCTGTGCTACATCAAAAGATTCTAGATCATCTTGGGAAGAAGGTACAGGGTTTCCGTCTTCATCCGCTTTTTCACCTATAACAGCTTTTAGTTGTGTTTGAGCGGAAGTTAACTTAGTTACCCAAGACCTTTTTTTTCCAAATGCTCCTATTTTTGTTTTTGTATCCTTATCCAAAAAACCTTTAACATCTACGCTCACGTCAGAAATCGTACTTAAAGCTGGACTTAATAACAGAGTAGTAGAACTTCCTAGAATCTTTAGTATTCCCCAATTAGATGAGAATAAAGTTATGGCGCCATTAGCAACGGATACAGAACCCATTACTCGTTTTCAATGCGTATTCTTTTTTGAAGGATCACTCATGTAATTCATAGCATGTTCTGTTTCTTTTTTTCCAGCAATAGATGACCCGATTTGGTTTGAAAAATCATTCGAAGACCCGCTACCTAAATTTAGCATGTCTCTTGTATACTTAATAGCAGTAATCGGCATTAACTCTACTAGCCTATCTATAACCCCTGAGATTGAGCTCTCAAGTAAAAATGTTTGTAAATCTTTTGGGAGTACTGGAGTAACTTCAGACATAAAATTTGTAAAGGCAGTATTTTGTTCTTCTATGTACGACTCTTTTTCTGCATCTCCTATATTTGATGGTACACTAAAAAATCTGTCTTGTATATCATTCTTAAGTAATGTAGGTGATAAAATTTCAACAGAAGAAACATTCATCCCATACTTATTAAAAATAGGTATAATTTCATCTTTTCTTTTTTTAATCTCTTTGAAAAAGTTTCCCGACAGCGAATCTATTGCTTCTTCAAGACTAGTAGAAGCAGTCTTTAAATAAGAAGTTCTTGGGAAAGACCCATTTTGTGACTTCATTCTGTTTATTTCACCACTAACGATTTTGCCTGCTCTTTTTATGTAATATTGACTACTAGTTATTTCTTTGAATGGGTCGTCACCTCGCCTTCCGTGTATAGTATTTTTTATACTTAGAAGTACAGTAGCAACAGATGCGACGTCATTCTTTAAAATAAACCCAAGCTCTTTTCTTTTCTCTAGCTCAGCCATTAAATGTTGGACTGCGTAATATTGAATAATAATTTCTATCCTAGCTGCTGAACCTAAAGCAGCAGCAACTGCTCCAAGAACAGCTCCGAAACCTTTTGACATTAGATCGCTAACAAAACCATTTACATAGTCTCTAGCTACATCCTTTGCCATGTGAGCAACTATGATTGATAAAGCTGCAAGTACTGACCCACCGGACTTTCCCAATAAGTCATCTATAGCATCTTCGACTCTTTCCACCATCTTAGCAGTTTCATCGGCAAGAACCTCTAAGATACTTGATGGATCACATGGATCCTCTATTTCAAATCCTAGGTTACCTAAGGTTAGTGCTAGTGTCTCAAGAGGTGCAGCCATTATATCAGTCCTTTAATATCCTTAGCAATTTTATTCTGACGTTTTTTCATATCTCCCGCTTTTAATCCTAACTTAGACCTTAGGTTCTTGGACGTCATTCGTGGCATTCCGCTCAACCCAAATGTATGTTCCATTATTTTTTTATCTACAGGATCTGCATCAAAATATACAAATTGTATTGCCTGTTTTAAAATAGGGTCCACGTCCTCATTTCTAGCATAAAAATAAAAACCACCGGCATCATCAGAGTCCTGCAACTCAGCCATAGATAAATCCTTTCTCTGTTCCAGCTGCAATCTTTCTATTTCACCGATAGCAACATTCATAGAATCAGATAATTCCTCTACAGTTGGTGGCCTACCTTTACTGTCTTCTAAATTGTCGTATATAGTATTATATTTACCAATTATCAAAGTCCTATTCTCAGGGATATGTCCTACATTCTGGTAATTCATAACACTACGACTTAATTTTTTTAAGTAGTTAATTACATGAGTATTTAATTGAGACATTGTAGGGTCATAAGTATCAATTGCCTCGCCTGTTAACCTCTTTGCCTCCAGCTCTATGTAAGACCTTGGAAGCCCAGATGCGGCCCATTTATTTGATTGCATCATAACTATAGGCGTTAATGACTGCACTAACTCTATCTTGGCCTGTTTGTCACCACCTTTGTACCTATTAAAAAGTTCTAATTCTTGCTGTTTTGAGTATGTGTTCATAAATTTGTCTGATTATTTATTTTATATGTTTTGCTTTTAATGAGTATAACTTCTCTGGTAAAGTATGTAACTTATTTATTAACTCAGAAAATTTAAAGGAGTCATCTTTTATTTCGTCATCGGCTATACTTTCTATAGCACTAAGGATAGTGGTAAAAAACGTTTCTACGTTAGACTCACTTGCTCCAAATACTACAGCCAAAATTGGTGATATATACGAGTCTGAATTTGAGTAAAATTTTAACACCGCCTCTTTACATGCCACTGCCCTTTCCCTCATCTCTTTTACGATGTTAATTGATGGATCAATCTTTTTAAATATATCATCAATTTTCAAAAAGTACTCTGGCCCATAATCCACAAATTCCCTAATATCTTGCCCGCCAAGTACCTTATCAGAGTACATGTTGAGAGTTATAAAGTTATTTAGTGGGCCTAGTATTGAGTCTATTTTTTTAACGTACTGCGAGATTACCTTATCTATGTCTACAGACGGGACGTACATGTTTCTCAAATCATTCTCAGATAATACCTCAGGTGCGCCGGCATCGAGGCTGTGGTTTGTGACTACTCAAGACATATTAAAAGTAACAATTTTATCTGCATTCGACGAGTAGGTCGAATTAAAGGAAAGAGGATACCCCTCGACCTGATGATTACCTATAACAATGTATGCTATCTGGTTATTTTTTACTAGTTGTGTGCCCCTTATTACGTCATTATACATTTTTATTAAGCTACTACCATGAAAGTACTCATGCTCTCTCTCACTCCTAGTAGACCTATAGTCTACTGCTGCTCCAGAAAAGTTATATACTCTCGCAGAGTCCCCAAAAAAAGAAACACTAGATGCTCCAAACGTATTTAATATTTGTGATCTTTCTTGAAGGTTGAAAGAAAATGCCTGCAATGTAAATTTATTAGTCTGATATAAAATTTTATGCCCACCTTTTACATAAATATGGGCCCCTATGCCCTGCTCCTCTGAATTTATAGACTCAGCAAGATGTGTAGGAGACTCTTTTTTACTTAAAGGGATAAGTATATTTTTATGGTCCCCAATATTTTGCATAGCTTTGGGGAAATCAAGATTCGTGCTGGCTGTACCATTTGCTAGTGCTTCTCCCTGGGTTTTAAGCTTAGATGACATTTGTTACCTCACTAAATTTATTTTATTTGATTTACGTTCTGAATTTCTAATAAAGGCTTCTAATACGTGATTTAACCTTAAGTAAGAATATGGTTTATCTATATTTTCGCCTAAAGTTTTTTCTACCTGGGATGGGTCTGCTTCTTTTGCATCGCCTTCTTTTTTACTATCAAAAGCACTAATAGCCTCTAACCACTTATCAATCTTATCTTGTATTTCTTGTAAGGTACTCTTCAAGCTTATAACTTCTAGACTCGTACTTGCATGTAACTTCGCATTATTTTCCTCTTCAAGAGTTGGAATGACTCTCCCTATTCCCATAATTGTGTCTTCATACGTTTTCTCTATTCCCATAATTGTGTCTTCATACGTTTTTTTACTTCGTCTTAAATTCTTTATCTTTATGTTTACTTGTCTCACAGTGAAAGAACTTTTGTCGTCACTTCCATGCTCCGTGACTACAAAAAGATTATCTGGAGAGTCCGGTGTTGTGTTTTTAGCTTTTTTATGAATATTTATATCATGTAAAATAGTAGAAAGTTGCTTATAATCTGTATCAGCACTGTCAGGGTAGTTATTTTGAGCACCAATAAAATTTAGATAATCTCCCTGAGTTATTATAGGACGATAGTTTACTCTAGACATAAATGACTGAGACGCAGTTGTGCCAGCCACTTTTTTATATAATTTTTTTAAGTTTATTATAGACTGGTAAAGATATTTACTGTACTTAAGAGAGTCCGATTCATTGCTGTCATTTGGTTCGAATCCCTTTATTGATATAAGTGGGTAATTGTCTTCTTTGCTGCCCCTTATGTAGCTAAAAATAGATTGGTCATATCTGTCAGTTTTAACAAATTGGTCGTCAGGTGCTGCTGACCTAGTTTTTAAAGTTTCATTTATTTCTTTTGAGTAACCCCTATTATCTTGTAATTTTTTTCTCTCCGATATTTTTCCAAATAGCATGTACGTATATATATCTGTACCTACGTTAAAATAGCTATATAACTCGTTATCAAAATAACCACTAAAAGAGACAGGGGCCATATCAGCAGAGAAATCATTTATAGCATATTTTTCTCAAGATGATTCCCCTTCACTACCTGACGATGGCGAGAATATTCCTGAAAAATCATCATCATAAATTAGTACTGTATTTTTGAAAGTAATGGTACTTTTAGCCCCACCCTGGGCAGATATGGAAGTTTGTATGTCCGTTATAACCCCGACAATCGAGGGCTCACCCGGATCTAGTATAACTGCTGGCATGCCACAAAACCTATTTGGATTTCACACGGCATCTAATGTAAGAGACCTGAAGGCAAATTTTTGTTTAGCAAAAGATTGAAGAGATAACTCTCTAATTATTTTTACACCTTCAGACCCTTTTCCTATATAGTCTTCTCGTGTTGTGGGTCTTTCATCGTCCCCGTCTGAAATTACGTTCCTTATCAGCCCTGCTATTCCGACACCATTCAGTTTCATCCTATGGGGACGTATGCCCCTATATGTCTCTTCTATATTATGTGAAGTAGATAACGTAGGATTTTCATTTACAGTCGAAGCTTGAGGCCCAATTTGGACTTTTGAGGCAGGTAAAGCAAGGTTTTCATACACAGTTGAAACAGATGGTACTGCATAAATCGTACTATCTGTGTAGGTCTCTCCTTGTTTAGGAGAAAAACTGTAAGTTAATTGAGTATAAGCTCTTGTAGGTTCAGACATGTATTTCCTATCATACCTAAATGCTGAAACTTGGTCTGAGAAAAACACGTTACATAATGCCGGAGGACTCCATTCTTGTGACGGAGCTACCAAGCACCTGAAGGGTACTTTAGAGTCACCACCTGACGGAGAATACCCCGAAGTTGGCGACGCAGGTGCTAGTAATGAATATCTTATTTCCTTCAAAATAGTCAGTATTATATATAGTAAACTTGTTTTTCTAGCACTTTGTCCGAGTGTTTTTAGAACTTTTACAAGAAGAGCATTCTTCATCCCATCTAAGTTAGACATGTTTGGAAAAGATATAATACTATCTTTTAACCCCATAGACGAATTTAAAAATTGGAAGAATAAGTCGGTACCTTCAAAGCTTGTTAATATATCTTGAAGAAGAGAATGTCAGTCTGATTTATCCTCTCCCTCCGAATAGGACTGTATTAGTTTCTGTATAGTATTTATAACTCCTCCTAACATAGCTATACTTTCAAAACTTTCTGATGACGTATTATTATTATCAGGTATATCTCCAGAATTCTTATACATACTTGAGGTTATTTGCCCGGAGTCAGTTTCAGTATTTATAAAATTATACATACCATGTTCACTGATAGTTAGGTCATCAAACGGTACAACATCTTTAGAAACATGCTCTATATCACCTCACCTAACTATTAAGTTAGTACACGATAGGCTAACTGATCTAGATGATCCTGTCTTTTGATACCCTACAGAATTAACCTCCCCTTCGTATATCAGAACGGATTCTGATGCTCCCTGAGGAGTAGTATTGGGGCCAAATAACTGGACTATAGTTCCGGGTAAAATTCTGAGTGCGCCTGTACCTACTCCAAAAGAAAGTTTTAGAGCTGGAAATCCGGATTCATTCTCTGAAATATTTGCAGAGGCAAATGGAACTTTAACTCCTTCTAAAAAAAGTTCGAAGTTATCAAATAAGTTAATAGTTGGGTTAGTTATTTTCATACGTTAGAACTCTACCTTTAATTGCCCATCTACAAACGTAAATTGCTTTTGAGACAACTCTACAGCTTCTCTTATCCTACCTTGCGTGTCAACAGCTTGTGCGTCCATGGCGCTTATGGCACCATCCTTTACAAATTGTCGTAAGTCTTCTTGTCAGTCTTTACCCCCAAATATTGAACTTTCTTTAGCTAAGTTGTCTTTCATTTTATCATCTATCTGCTTCATTGTCTCCTCTTTTTCCCCCGAAGACATATTTATTACACCGCCGTCATTCTCTACTATCTTCCCGCCCTCGGCAACAGTTTGGTACGACAATTGCTTTATAGCTTTTTCTTGGTCAGCACTAAGTCTTTGCCCATCAAAAACACTGGTAAACATTTTTCTGGCTTTTTGTAGATCCTCTGCAGCCAGCCCAGCTTTAAATGAATCTATTTCTCCTTTATTATTAGTCATTTCTTCTGCTACCTTATACATTGCTGCTGAACTTTCTTTGCTACCAACTGCTGCCACATTCACAGACAATTCATTTGGATCCACGCCTTTATTTATTAACATCTTCATGAGATTTGTGTACTCTTCTTCACTTTCTATATCTCCGTACGCTTCTGTAAATCCCAGAATATCGCTTACTTCACCTACTAATCCTTCCTCCCCCATTTTTTCTAAAGCATCCTTTAGATCTCCACCGTCGAGCTGCAGTTTAGACTTCTTCATGGAGCCTCCTATGGATTTTATTATACTTTCCCCTTTGGTTTTGTTGTTGTAAGCAATGTCTATATTTTTTTGTAGCTGTTTTTTTCCTACATCATACCCAATTGTTTCGGACGCCGGCGGAAGAATACCCTTCTTTCCTTCCGACCCTGCATTAAGACTAGAGTGAACTCCCATCCTTATGTCGCCGACCTGGCCTTCCTCACCCTCTTTTATATGATCTTGCAAGGTTCCAAAAGTTACTTCGCCAATATTTGATCCCTCAGCCAGTAGATCATTGTCGTTAACATACGTTCTTACAGCTGCGTCCATACCTTCCAATGACCTCTTGAAGCCTCCTTTTTTTGTAGCATCTGCAACTTTTGCCATTATGCTGTAGTCAGGGTACTTCTCATCGGACTTAGCATTTTGAGCGTCCTGTAGTTGTTGAGAGTAATTTAAACCTTTTCTTAAATCAGCAACTGTTGTATTTTTAAGTGTAAAGTCTCTTTTGTAATCAGCCCAATCCCCAAGAGCGTCTTTTCCCTCTTTATCTTGGGTTGCAAATACCTCAGCTTCATCTAAATTTAGGTAGTTACCGTCTGCGTTTGACCTTATGTATTCTTCTCTGGTTTCCTTATATTCATCTGAGTTTTTTCTTTCAACGTCAGACACAACATCAGATGCAGTTAATATACCTGTACCATGTTTTAACTGCTCCTCAGAATACCTACCTGTAAACTTGGTTGTAGTTTTATTTCCCCACCAGTCAGATATTCCTTCAGAGATATCCCTTCCTCCACCTACTAGGTTTCTCCCTAATGTTCCTAATGGGGCAAATGTTCTTCCTGTGGCTTTGCTTGCCGCCTCAAACCCTGTTGCTATCCCGTGAGCTACTACACCAGACCTAGATGAACTGTTTAAGTCTTGGTGTGCGTTAATAGCGCCAGCCATAGTTTGTTGATTTTGATTCTCTGATCCAAAAGTAGCATCCATCATCATGCCTAATCCAGTTCTTGCGTCAACACCCTTCATTAACATTGTAGCGCCTAAAAATGCTTCAGGAGTGAAAGTCTGGTCAATACTATTAAAAAAACCAACAACATCTGATAAGGCAGCATCTGCCCTATTTTGTGGTCCCATAGCTTGAACATTTCTTCCCTGGCTTGCTATAGCAGAAAACATATTTATCGGGTCTTGCATTAGGTGGCTTGCACTATTTAAAACATCTTTAGGCATCATTGGGACATTACCGCTTGTGCCGAATTCCGCTGCCTGCCAAAATCCCAGGGACCCTGGACCTTGCATCATAGATGCATTCTGGCTACTTGAAACCATACTTGCCCTATCTCCCATACTCATGCCTCTATTTACTTGTCCAGCAAAACCTTCGTATTGAGCCCCAGACCTAAGTATACTTTCTAAACCAGATTGAAAAGACTGTGCGGGAGTCACTAAGTTTTGTGCTCCTAAAAGACCCATAGCTTGCATTTCATTACCAGCATTTGTCACAGTGTTTAAAAATTGGGTGGGGGACTGTCCCATGGACGTAGCTGTTCCTGCAAATTGTGCGCCCCAAGCTCCAATACCGTCAGTACCTTGAACCCCAGATTGTTTTATTGAAGCCATAATTTGAGTAGCTTCCTGCATTGTAGTATTAAAAGCATTTTGAAATAATCTTAAGTTACTAACAACATCATCTGCTTCTTTTCTAAATTCTTCTGCGTTACTGACTCCTTTAAATCCGCCTGCAGCACCAAAGTCCATGACAGCTGACTGTGCGACTTGACTATCTATACCTTGTAGCCTATCCGTTACCCCGTGTGGTCTACTTAAAATACCGTTCGCCATCCCAATGGCATCATCCATTCCTATATTACCAAAAGAACTAGAAGCTAATGATTGTAATCCTCCGGCTAAACTTTCTGCTTGCCTAGCTGGTGCCATTATAGCTTGTTTAGCTAAATCTTGTCCTCAACCAGCGAGACCTCCGATTACTGCTCCGGCTGGGCCACCAAGCATTAAGCCGCCAAGAGCTCCACTGAACTTGCTAAAGTTATCCATACCAAAGTTGGTGACAGATTGAGTGAATTGATCCGCGTTAGCCGACCTATATTCATTGTACCCAGTTGAGGAGTTCGGGTCATACCCTATGCCTAGGCCGCCAGTAGCTTGGCCTAAGAAAGAAGAATTTGATATATTTTGCTCTCTCGTTGATAGAGAAAAGTCTCCAGCATTTGTGGCCATGCTGCCAGTCATTCGCTGAAACCCAACCTGTGCTACGTCAGAAACTCTTGATGCAAAGTCTTTTACTTCATTTAGAGAGTTATTTACAGTATTAGCAAACGTGTTTTGAAACTGACTTGTAGACTGCAAAACTTCAGGCACAGAAAAAGATGGAGGTGTGCTTGCAAATCCTGCTGGAGTAGCAGCAGCGCCTCCTAGAGATGAAAATGCAGACGCCCCACCTGACTGTGAGTTCACAGCTTGAGATACCCTTTCTCTTATACTATCTAGCTGACCAGCTAAATCAGAACTATCTAGCTCAATTTTATACTTTAATACTTTTTCTGCCATGACTACTATTCCGTATAATTCCCCATGTCTTTTATATTTATGTTACTAAAATCTTCGTCTTTTATGTCAGTTCCTTTTTTAGACAAATTACCCAAAGATTTTCCTTTAAAAAGACCTCTGAAACCTTTCAATTTTTCATCTATATTATCTTTTGTAATATCTTCTTCTTTATCAGAAACATCTGTTACAAAAAATACATTATTATAGTATCTTTTTAATAGGTCATTAAATTTTTGTACTTGATCCGAAGATCCTGTATCAAGGGTAGCAGCCTTAGCAATTATCGCTGTTTTTAAGTATTCACCCTGCATGTCGTGGTCTAAGCCACTTAAAAGAATAAGTTCTTTTAAGCTTCCTCTTTCCCCAAGTTCAATTCCCCTGACTTTTGCTCTAAGTCTTTTGGCATTGAACTTGTTTCGAAAAAAGTTTTTTCGATCTCCTCTCCAGTTATTGCTTCGCCCAACTCTTTTTCAAATTCTGAGTGCTCCTTAGTAAGTTTATCAAGGACAAAGCTTGGCTGATTCTCCAAAAAATCTTTTGCATCTTTTATAGAATTGAAGGAGTTTTTATTGTACTTTTTTACAGTATATGATAATAACATTAAGCTGTAAGTATGGAGTACAAAAGCTGAGGAACCCGTTATTTCACTCATACTGTCCTCTATTTTTAATTGATCTTTAGCTGATAGGTTTTGTAAAGTAACCTTTATCTTACCACTAGCTAACTCTACGTCCTTCGTAGCGTAGCCATTTTCGAATACCTGTTCTAAAAAATTCATATATTTTGTTTGATTTATTTTATTATGTTTTATTAATTTACTTCTCTATACTTAAAATATAAACATTGTATACCGCCAAATCAACGTATATTTATTCAAAATTTGGTATAAGAATAATGTAAAGAGGGGTTCTCTTTTCGAATTTTTCACAACTAAAGGAGATAAACATGAGACTTGAATATCTGAATAATTGTATTATGCTCGCCATTAATGGGAAGTGCTACTGCTTATTAACACACTACAAAAGTGTGCATAGCTGCGTAGTAAAAGTTTTTGGTTTTACAATTTGGGATACTTTTATAGACCCATTCACAGGTAGGAGGGAGTGGTTCAAAAAGACATAACTGTCTTTTTACAATAAAAAAAATCAATGGAGGATTATGGAAGTATTAATAGTAATAAAAAATAAAGTATCTATTCTTGGTTTTCCTAGTGATGTTCTTGATGAGATAAAAAAACATCTGACTATAAATAACCCTCTTTTCCATAAAAGGTTAGATATGGGATTGCAGAACTGGGGAGTTCCATCGTCATTAAAATACTGGGATATTAGCAAAGATAATGATAATCTCATAATAGTTCCTGTCGGTGCTTTGGGGGAAATTCTAAAGATAGCCCACGCGCACGAGATAAAAGTAGTAGAATCCGATATTCGTGACCAAAGGTTAAGTAACCCAAAAACAACCTACTTTTCTAAATTAGAGTTTATTGGGGAGTTACGCGAGTACCAAGAAGACATGGTAAAAGCATGTATGAGTAAAACGATTGGGGTTGTGGAAGCTATGACTGGGTCAGGAAAGACTATATGTTTTGTAAATTTAACTTTGAGAAGAAAAGAACCTACATTAATTCTTGTGCACACGCTTGAGTTAGCAAATCAAACTATAAAATCGTTTGTAAAATTTTCTAATTTAAAAGAAGAGGATATAGGATTTATAGGAGATGGTAGATTTGAAGTAAAACCCATAACGGTAGGGTTACATCAAACAATGTCTAAGCTGAAGACCGACAGATTTAACATAATAAATGAAAGGTTTGGACAACTCATTGGTGACGAAATTCACATTGTGGGCGCTGAAACCTGGTTTCGCACTTTAAACAACTTGAATGCAAAGTTCAAGTTTGGATTTACCGCCACACCTAAAAGGGACGATGGGTTAACAAAAGTGATACATTTTGCATCTGGCCCCATAATACACAAAGTTCCAAAATCAGCATTAAGTGGTTTCTTAATAACCCCTGAAGTAGAGCAAATAAAAACTCAGTATGAATTTCAAATGTTCTCTACCCAAGAATACCAAGAAATGATAACTGACCTATCTCAGGATGATGACAGAAATGATTTTATACTAGACCATGTACAGAGTGACGATAGTAAAGGTAAATATAAGGTACTTCTTTGCACAAGAATATCACAGGTAGAGTATTTAAATAATGCTCTTGGGGATGAAAGTGTTATGCTAACATCTAAGATGACTAAGAAAAAAAGAAACGAGGTAATGGACGAATTATACGCCGGAGAAAAGAAAATTGTTATCTCAACGTATGGTTTATTTTCAACTGGTATCGACATACCACAACTAGAAATACTGTATCTTTGTGCTCCAATTAAGTCAGAAGTTAAGCTTCGGCAAGCTGCTGGAAGGCTTATGAGAATATCAAAAGGAAAGAAAAAAGCAAAGATAATTGACTTTATTGATCAAAAAATTGATATATTAAAGTATCAGGGATACCATAGAAATAGAATTTTTAAGAAATTATAACAAAGGAAACTAATATGAAAGAAATAAAATCTTTGTCGCATGATACCGACAAAAACACAGAAGTAAAAGACAAGATAGGAGATATAGAGAGTAGACAATATTATGTATCTATATCTGGTACTATAGAAGTTCTCCCTAAATCACGAAGTAGGTTATCTGACATTACAGGCTATAACTCCGAAGTTATGAGGGAGTTTAGTTCTGATGATTAAAGTAATAAATGTAGAAGGTAATCCAACATTAAAACAACAAAGTATAGATTGTAAAACTACGAACGGTAGTTTGATGGGCCCCGTCACGGGTAAGGATTTAAAAGTATGGGATCAGTGTACAATAGAAGTTGTTACAGACTTAAAAGACACAGCTGAATCTGTATCTGATAAGTGTTTAGGCCTAGCGTCTAATCAAGTTTGGGATAAAACATCTCCACCATTGTCAGTGTTCGTAGTTAGAGTTTTAGACAGCACAGGTAATGGTTGGGAATGGAAAGAGTTTATTAACCCAACTGTAAATGGGACAGGTAAAAAATATAAATCAGAAGAGGGTTGCCTCAGCTACCCTGACCAGAAACCTAAGAAGGTTACTAGAAGAAAAAACGTTGAGATATCATACTATTCACTAGATGATGCCGAACAAAGGCGAAGTATGAAGCTGTACGGAAACCTCACCTATCTACCGACCATCATTCAACACGAGTACGATCATATACAAGGAAGGACTATATAATACTATGAGTAATAAATACGACTTTAGTGATTTAGGAACACCTCAAAATAATGACGATTTAAAAGACAGGCCCAACTTTAGAATTGTAAAGACATGCGGTAATTGTAAATATTTCATGTCATTTACGAGAATAAAAAAACACGGGAATTGTGGAGTAACTAACATGAAATTAAAAAAAATAAATAAAAGTAGGAAAGAGTGCTATGATGACTCTATACGTAACCAAATAAAAAGTGATTGGCCTAAATGTCACGCTACCACAGTTTGTGAAAACCATCTTTTAAGATCTAGATCTTACAATATAGCTATGGTTTCGGAATGGTGTGATGTAGAGTTTGGAGTAGACGGGATGGTAAGGGAAGACTAATGGGAACTCAAATTATAAAGTTACTGAATTCCTACGGTTTTGATGCTTGGTTGTGTGGCGGAACTGCAAGAGACATATACTTAGGAATAGAGCCAAGTGGTTTTGATGTTGCTATAAGAGCTAACTTAAAGGAGCTTCGTGCAGCATTGACCCCCAAAATACTGAAAATAAATCAGTACGATACGTCTGTAACTATAAAGTACAAAGATAGGGAGTACTGTCTTTACCCATTAAAAAAAGTAAAACTGCAGAATACTTACTATAACTATTCTTTTACTAATAGTTTGGAAGACGACGCTGCATCTAAAGACTTTACGATAAATGCCATATATTTTAATCCTCTAAAAGATGAGTGGATAGATTTCTACGATGGTATTAAGGATTTGAATAATAAAACTATAAGGTTTGTTGGAGACCCCTACCAGAGAATACTTGAGTCTAAGGTTAGACTGCTTAGGTGCATATCTTTATGTAGTATCCTCGGTAAATCTTGGAAAATAGATGACGCATCCTTAAAAGCTGTGCAGGATAATAAGTTAAAAATTGCTGGTTCTCCTTCCAAACAAATATTTAATGAATTTAAAAAAGTATTTACCAGATGTGAGGCACCAAGTAGGTTTTTCTCGTTAATGGTGAAGTCTAGGTTGGATGAGGAGTTATTTACAGAACTAAGTTCTTGTATTGGCATTGAACAAAGTAATAAAAGGAAAAACTTAGATTTGTACCAGCATATAATGTACGCATTAGACTCTGTCCCTCTAAATCATTCAAATACGCTATTATTAAGAACCTCTGCTCTTCTTCATGACATCGGGAAACCCGCTACTGAGGTGTATACTGATACGGGAATGCACTTCTACAATCATGAAAATGTTGGAGCATTTGTAGCTGAGAAGATATTAATGCAGTGGGGGTACCCAAGTTCTACTATAGAGACAGTTGTTCTTCTAATAAAAAATCACTTATTTGATGCATCTTTTAGAAAATCAGAGGCATCAGTAAAGAAACTAGTTGCAAAAGTCGGGGAAAATAATATACATAACTTACTTGATCTACGTATGGCTGATAGAATGGGATGTGGACGTCCTGATATATCAATGAAACCTGTAGATATACTAAGGTCAAAAGTTAATAAATTATTAGCTAAGTCATCTCCAGACAAAATAAAAATTAAATTATCTAACTCACAGATTGAGTCTATAATAAAAAAGACAACTGATAATGTCGACGAAGCAGTAGGTAAGGTTAGGGAATATCTTGAACAAAAGCTTGTTATAGGTAAGTTACAAAACAAGCCTCAGAACTTAAGACGCGCAGTTTATAAAATAAATCATATAAGATGTCCACTAGATAAGCCACATCTTTTTCATACCTGGTCTGAAAAGCAAAAAGGAAATGCTGATATATTTCCTGACGGTAGGCTAAGGTGCGGAGTTTTCTGTAACTTTTTATGTGACAACGTAGAAAAATCAAAATAAAAAATGTTAATTGCTTTTTTAATAATTTTAATAGCAGCTCTGAGCTTAAATCTATTTTATACTTTAAGAGCAGTGAAAGGTTTGAAGTCTAAGTACTCTAAAGTTCTTTCTCAAAAGAAAAGTAGTGAAGTTGTTACGGGCCATATAGCAGAACAACTTGCTCCATTTTTAGATAACTTTCCTTATGACCCTAAGCAAGTAAAATTCTTGGGCCAACCAATAGATTATATCCACTACGGAGATGACCAAATTACTTTTATTGAAGTAAAATCTGGTAAGTCTAGGCTATCAAAAAAGCAAAAACATATAAAACAATTAATCGAAAATAACCAAGTCTTTTGGGACGAAGTGAGAATACATGGGAAAAATTAGTACAGATACATTTAAAAAGCTTTTCGTCCACAGGGACGATGTCTACGCTATACAACAAACAAAAGGTTCTTATATTCCAGTAAAAGAACCTGTTGACGATGATATTATGAATGCACACTTGGCTGGTCGTCAAACAATTGGACTTTACCAAGTAAAGCCTGAGGAAAATACAGTTAAGTGGGCTTGTCTAGACATTGATCTTACTAAGTCAGTGTGGAGCAATGAAAATTTTAATCTAGATGACTGGAAAGATAAGTTATTAGAACAAGCAGAAATTTCAAAGAAACTTCTTAGTAATAAGGGTATACCTTCTTACATAGAATTTTCAGGAAATAAGGGGTACCATGTGTGGGTTTTCTTTGAAAATCCCGTACCGTCAAGTATTATAAAAAGTGGTTTTGAGGGTATATTCTCAAGTATGCGCCCCACTACGAACGGAATTGAGTGGGAAATATTCCCCAAGCAAACCCAGGTAAATAAAGGATCTTTTGGAAATCTTGTAAAAGGGCCTAATGGGTACCACCATAAATCTAGAGTATTTAGTGAGTTTATAGATAACTTGTCAGTGAGTACAGTTAACTACGCTGATACAATGTCGTTTTCTAATGAATCTGCACCATACACAGAGCCTCTAAAAAAATGCGAAGCTTTACGAAACATGTGGAATACCTGCGTAGACCAGGAAGAGTCACCTAATTTTTTCAATGAAATAGTTGGGTATATGTTTACAAACATGGGTGAAGAGGCTGAAAAGTATGCTACTCAAAACTTTTTTAGTAAAATGAAAAACTATGACCCAGAGGTCACTAAAAAAAACATAGCAGTGATGAAAACAAAGATGAGGGAGGAGGAGGGGGAAGGATACCTTCCCATTACTTGTGAAAAGTTACAGGATGGTAAATATGGGAGCATTTGTTCACAAAGGTGTACCGCTATTGGTAGGGCAAAAAGTCCGATAGCTTTTTACCACTGGTCTACTCAAGAGAAGGAAGTGGATATTAATGCTTTAGACAAATCAGACTTTCTTTTCCGCAAAGGAAATTCTTACTATGAGAGGTTACCTGGAAAGGAAGACACGAAGATAAAAAAACTTTCTAGCTTTACAATGGAAATAACAAAGGATACTACAATCAGCACAGGCATGGCTGAATTTGATAAAAGAATATTTGAAGGTAACATACGAAAAGAAAAAGATGAGATAGAGTTCGAAATTTCTTCAGATGATTTTTCTAACGATGAAAAATTAAAAGGTTTTGTTTATAAAACTCTAGGGCCTAACCAACTACTTATAGAAAACATACCTTCTATAAAAACAGCTATCCAAAAGTATGCTAAGTCTAAGGCAGTCTTTATACTAAAACAGTTTGGGTTTAATGATCTAAAGGGGGACGATAAGTATCCTCACAAATATATGAGTCCGTCCGTTATTATAGACAAAAATGGTATAAGAAATAATGATGATACCCTGGTTAGTTTAGAGGGGGAAGAATTCGCAGAGTACCTTGACTTACAAATAATAGACGATGAAACTTTTATATCTTTAAAGAAGCATATTCAAGAAGATTTGATGAAAATTGTAAACAAAGAAGTTACATACGGTGCCCTATCATTTACTTTCTTACCCATTTTATTTCCTTTTTTAGAGGGTGATAGAACAAAGTTTACATACTTTGTTAGAGGAGAGTCAGGTACAGGTAAGTCTTACACAATGGAAGCATTTCAACATTTCTATGGTAAGTTTGAGTCATTTCCTACATGGAGTTCTACATCAAACTCACTAGGACGAATAGGATACTTTATGAAAGATACTTTATTTATGATAGATGACTTCAAAAAGAGAATGTTCTTCAAACCAGGAGCTTTTGACGGTGCTATGACCCTAATGCAAAACTATGCAGATAACACAGCCAGATCAAGGATGACTGCTAACATGGAATTAGCAAAGACATTTATTGTTAGAGGGTGGCTTGCTTCCACAGGCGAAGATACGCCATCCGGTGAAGCATCTAATTTAGCAAGAATGGTCCCAACTACGTGCAATACTAAGTTTAAAGACATGGTAAAAGGACGTAGGATTCAAGAAATGAAGCAGTTCTACCCAGGATTCACTGCTAGATACCTACACCATGTATTTAATATTGCTCCAGTACTAATAAACAAATCTATGCAAGATAATATGGACCATTTTTACTCCAAAATAGCTGGGCAATCTAATGATATACGGATAGCCAGAAATGTATCTCTCTTAGCGACAAGTTTTAAATTTGTATCAGAATTTGTATGGAGTAAGAAGAGAGCAAAGGAAGCACAAGAAGAGTTTTTATCCTTACTAGACACTCAGATAATTGATGTTGCACTAGAAGCTGCTGAGGAATTAGCATCGGATAGGTTCTTAAAAGTACTTCAAGAGCTTTTATCCAGCGGGAAAGTAAGAATGTTACCAAATTATATGGAAGATGTGGAAGAGAACAATCACACGCCAATAATAGGATATTGGGGAACACGCAAAGAAGTAGAGCAGCCCGTTGGTTACTTAGTCGTTAGCCTAGCTTTTAAAGAAATTCAATCATTTCTAAGAGCATCTAACGAGAGTTTGACGCACACAAAGAAAGCTATAATACACGAGCTTTACGAAAACGGAATGATTTATGATAAAACAGTACAGTCAAGAAAAATGCAGGGAAGATCTGTGCGAGTAATTACAGTTAAACCAGATTATTTATAATGGAAATACACCCGTTGTACAGTAGCAGCTCAGGTAATTGTTGTAAAGTGGCCTCTTCGGAGGCTACTTTGCTTATAGACGCTGGAGTGAGCTACAAAAAAATACTTGAAGCATCTGAAGAAGATGACTTAGAAATATCCGCCCTGTTTATAACACATGAGCATCATGACCATGTTGCTGGGGCAGGTGTTGTAGGTAGGAAACAGGGATGTCCTATTTATATACCAGAAGAATCATTCATTGCAAAAGAAAAAATATTTAAAAATTGTGATGTACAGTTCATAAAAGGTGGGGATGAAATCAAAGTAGGAGATATGTTAGTAAAAGCATACACTACTAAGCATGACAGTAAAGCAAGTTTAGGCTACACAATCACAGATACCGGTACAGATAAAAAGTTTGGCTACTTAACTGACTCCGGAAGCATATCAAAAGTAATGAGGGTAGCTTTAGAGTCTTGTGACGCATACTTTCTAGAGGCTGATTACGATCAACAAATGTTAGATGACTATGAAAAGTATGATGAGTTATTAAAGATGAGGATATCGGGACCTTTTGGTCACTTAGGTAACCATCAAATATCGGAGTATATAGAGAATGATGTTGATTTGGGTAGCGTAGAGTGGATTGCTTTCGGGCATCTAAGTTCCAGAACAAATACGCCAGATACCGTGTTAAAATTAATGAAAGATACCTTCCCTGAGTTTGAAAGTTTGTTTTTAATAGCGCCAATATCAGAACCATTGTTGCTTTAATTAGGTGAATTAGTTATATTAAAGAGAGAAGTAAAATAAATTAATATAACTAATAATCACAAAATTAAATGGAAACTATTACTTTCGATATAGAAACTGTACCTCAGACAGAGCTAAGTAATATCCAACAGCATGAGCTGGATAAAAAGTTAGAAAGAAGGTTCTCGGGGTCTAGTGAACCAACCACAGAAGAATACGAATCTGCAAAGTCTTTGATAATGGGAACCAACCCATACTTTGGGGAAATAGTATGTATAGGATTAATGAAAACTACAACAGATGGTAAGTATGATACTATTGGGTTAACAGGAGATGAAAAAGATATTTTATCTAGGTTCTGGAAGATAGTGTCAGGTTTTAGGGGTCTATTTATATCATTCAATGGGTTGTCTTTTGACGTTCCTTGGATTATAAAAAGGTCGATGAAACATGGATTGAAAGCTACTAACCAAAGTTTTTTAAACACTAAGAAATTCTTTAAGTACCCTCATTGGGATGTTCATGTTATTATGGCAGACTATGATAGGTTTAAAGGGGCCAGCCTTAGATTGACATGTGATCACCTCGGAATACCCTCTCCCAAAGAAGAAGAAATAACTGCAGAGAACGTATCTGTAGCGTTTAAAGATGGGAGGATCAAAGAAATAAAGGAGTATTGTTTAAGAGATGTTCAAGCAACATACAACGCATACTTAATATCAAAAAATTACACTTTTATAAAATAAAATAATATAACCAAGAAAACTAGATGAGCTTATTTGAAAAAGCAAAGCCAAGAGCAGAAAGACTAAAAATGCTTATATACGGTGCATCAGGGACTGGAAAATCGGTAGTAAGTCTACACTTTCCTAAGCCTGCTGTAATCGACACAGAGAGGGGAACTGAGCACTATGGAGAATACTTTGACTTTCATCGTATTCAAACAGTTAGCCCTAAGAAAGTTAATAAAGCAGTAGACGAGCTACTAAAGGATCCTGCGGGGTTTAAAACTTTTGTAATTGATTCTTTCAGTAACTTATATGACTCAATCATAGAAAAGCAAGTAGCAAAAATGAGAATAAAGTCTGGGAACCCTAATTATGAAATTAGGCCTCTAGATTATAAATTCATTAAGTCAGACGTTAAGATTTTAATTACAAAAATGTTATCGTTGGATATGAACATTATCGTAACAGCTAAATCAAAACCCTTGTATAGTACTGATAAGGATGAATTTATGCAGGTGATAGGAACTACGCCTGAAGGCCCTAAAGATTTGCCCTACCACTTTGATATAGTGCTCGAACTGTACACAGACGAAGAAGGTAACCACATGGCCAAAATGGTGAAAGATAGAACAAATAAGTTACCTCATGAATTTGAGTTTAACTATAAATCTTTTACTCAGTTTATAGGAATAGAAGGGTTAGAAAGAGAGGCTGTAGTATTTAATCAACAACAAAACCTAGAACAAAATGAAAGTATGGGAAGAAGTGTTGATATAGAATACAAAGGTAAAGAATTAAAAACAGCGGGAGTAAAGGCTGATACCCTAGAAAAAATAGAAGATGCTGCTAGCGGCCTGGACCAAAAAGACTTAAAAAAGAAACTAAAAGCTGACTACATGGTAACAAGTGTGCTGGATCTAAAACAAGACGAAGCTGAGTTATTATTATCAGATTTAACAACAAAAACCAATAATAAATAATGGGTATTAACTTTAAAGAAGTAGGGGAAACTCAAAGGAGTGGAGATGGGTTTGAGCCATTGCCAGAAGGACGTTACAACTTAGTAGTGGAGAATGCCGAACTGACAACTGCGTCTACAGGGAATGAAATGATAAAAACTACGTTTCATGTAACGGATGGTATCTTTATAAACAGAAAACTGTGGAGTAACTTTGTTTTGACTCCTAAAGCTTATGGATTTTTATTTGGATTTCTACGAGCAGCAGGTAGCGACTTAGTAACCAAGGAAGATGTTGAGCCAAATGAGATCGCCGATGGTCTTGTTGGATTGAAAGTCTCGGCATACACAGAACCGGGTAAAACTCCGAACGGTAATCCTACTAACCCTTTATCAAAATATAAAGGTATAATTGAAGGTGAGGAACTTACTGGTGCAAGTTTATTTGAGTAATAGCTTGTAATAAGTTTGTGTAAAGGCGGGTATAATTTATGCCCGCCTTTTTAAATTTTATAGTTTAACTTAAGGAGATGCAGCATGATTAAATTATTCGTAGGGATACCAACAATAAATCGAGCAGATCTTTTGCACGAGAGCTTAGATGATCTAGCTACGAATTTACCCGATCTTTACCAACTATGTATAATTGATAACGGGGGACAAGATATATCAGTACCTAATAGTTTAAAAGACATTACAACAATAATACGTCCAAAACATAATTTGGGTGTCGCAGGCAGCTGGAACTTTTTAATTGACAAATTTTTTAATAGTAATGGGGACCATCTTCTTATATTAAATGATGACATTGTTTTAACTAAAACATCGTCTGATTTAAAAAAGATCGTAGAGACACATAAAAATTATAGCGTAATCTATAGTAAGTTGGGTTGGTGCTCTTTTTTTATCTCTCAAAAAGCTATTGATGCAGTAGGTTACTTTGACACTACTTTTTATCCGGCTTATTTTGAGGATAACGATTACATCTATAGACTTAAACTAAGTGGAGCTTTTCCCGTGATTGATGAGGGGTGTAACCCTAGTATATACAGAGGGTCCATGACTATTCAAAAAGATCAATCATTGAATAGAGATTTTTATGCTCTAAGAGAACACTACAATAAGAAATGGGGTGGACCTCCGGGAGAAGAAACTTATGCATCTCCTTTTGGTGGAGTTAATAAAAGATTCCATGACTTATGTAATAGCCAATCAGACATAAATGAGCACCTTCAGACCCTTAAAAATCTTGCATCAGAAGTTAACCATGTAACAGAGTTTGGTGTCCGGCACGGAGTATCAACAATAGCGTTGATAATGGGTGAACCAAGTATTTTAAGGTCCTATGACATAGATAAGAAGGATGATGATGCAAGTTCATTGATAATATATGCCAAGGAAAAGGGTATAGACTTTAAATTCGATGAAGAAGACACTTTGAAGTTAGAGATAGATAGGACAGAGCTCTTATTTATTGACACATGGCATGTATACCAACAATTGATAGCTGAATTAGAAACGCATCATTCGAAAGTAAGTAAGTACATAGTAATGCATGATACAACTTCGTTTGAACTTACTGGCGAGGACGGGAAAAGTAAGGGTCTGTGGATAGCTGTTGAAGAATTTATATCTCATCACAATGAGTGGTCTATCTTTAAGAGGTACACTAATAACAATGGTCTAACCATTCTTATAAAAAATGAAAGTTAATGAACTAGAAAAATCTGCTAATGCAGCAAATTGGAAGTATAGAAAGAAGAAGAAAGCACTTATACTGAAGGTACCTGTACCAATCCTTTACACGCGAAAGGGCTTAATTGCACAAACTAGTACAGTAGACTACACAGGATTAGTTCCCCCTAACGGGAGATTTGTAGCATTTGATGCGAAAGAAACTCAGATAAAAACATCTTTTCCATTAAAAAACATAAAACAACACCAATTGATGTACTTAGAATTGGTGGAGGAGCTTGGAGGTTTAGCGTTCTTTCTCATACATTTTAAAAAAATGCATAAGCGTGCATTTGTGACGCCTATATCACTGGTGTCTAAGTATTGGTATGGTGATGGAAGAAAGTCCATACCATATAATGATTTTAAAGACGAGTGGTTAGTGGAAGCTGACGACTACTTAACATTACTAACCGATAAAGACACATGGATTTACGATTTATAGAAGAGATAGTTCAAAAGAAAAATGTGGTGCAGATAGTACATGACTCACTAGTAGGTGGTGGGGTTGGACATATTGTATGTTACAATGAAACATTTGTCATGTTAAAGCCACACACTAATGAAGAAATAATAAAAGAATTTGGGGAACCTACACCATATACTATATTGATACCCACTAAAAATATTAAATTAATAATGATTTTAACATAACCAAAAGAAGAAAATGACTGAATCAAAAATGATAGTAAAATATAAAAAATTACGGAGTTCAGTGAAAGGACCATCTATAGTACACGATAACTCTTCCGAGCTAGGTTTATTTGTAAGTGAAAAAATAGTCGTGGCAGGTCAAACAGTAAAAAAAATAAAAACAGGTATCTGTTTAGAGATACCAGATGGATACTTTGGCAAAATTTGGGATAGAAATAGTGTTGCTATAGAGCACACCTTATCGGTAAAAGCAGGTATTATAGACAGCTCTTTTAGGGGAGAGGTAACAGTAATAATGTCAAATACAGGAGCTTATCCTATAACATTATTACCTGGAGACCCTATAGCACAAGTAACAATCTTAAAAACCCATGACTTTAAACTAGAGGAAGACGACTCTTTATCGGAGGATTAAGTATGAGCAAATTTTCATTATCAGAAAATTTTATATCTAAGTATAAAAGAAAGAAACCACCTTTTGGGTTTAACGGTTTAGGAGAACTTGTATACTACAGAACCTATAGTAGAATAAAGGACGACGGCAAAAATGAGCGATGGTGGGAAACAATAAAACGTGTTGTTGAGGGAACCTACAACATCCAAAAGGATTGGATTGAACAGCACAGGCTAGAATGGAACCCACAGAAGTCACAATTTTCCGCACAAGAGATGTATGACCGCATGTTTCATATGAAAATATTGCCCCCAGGTAGAGGTTTATTTGCACAAGGGTCGGACATTATAAGTAAAAAGCGTTTGACGCCCGCCTTGTTCAATTGCTGTTTTGTCAGTACTGAAAATATAGCTAAGGACCCCTCTTACCCATTCATGTTTGCTAAAGATATGTTAATGCTTGGTGTGGGAATGGGGGTAGATCTAAAGGGGGCAGGTACCATAGATGTACGAGAACCGTCTAAAGAAGAAGAGATTTTTGTTATACCAGACACAAGAGAAGGGTGGGTTGAGTCACTAGGACTGGTCATTGGGGCCTATTTTGGTAAAAATAAAACTCCTATTATGGATTACTCATTAATTCGTCCTGCAGGCTCTCCTATTAAAACGTTTGGTGGGACTGCTTCAGGTAGCGCACCTTTAAAAGAATTTCATTCTGCAGTATGTAAAACATTAGATAAAAATGTCGGCAGTTTAATTACGCAAACCACTATAGCCGATATATTCAATCTTACGGGAAAAGTAGTTGTTGCGGGAAATACAAGAAGGTCAGCTATCTTAATAGCAGGTGATACTTCAGAAGAGTTTTTAAACTTAAAAAACTACGAAGTGAATCCCGGAAGAGTTGACTACGGTTGGTCATCTAATAATAGTGTAAATGCTACACTAGGTATGGACTACAAAGATATAGCTGAGAGCATTCGTATTAATGGAGAGCCTGGGTTGTTGTGGTTAGAAAATGCACATAATAATAAGAGGATGGGAGATACATCTAATGGATTACAAAAAGATGACAGAACACAAGCCACAAATCCATGTGGTGAGATATTCTTAGAGAGCGCAGAAAAATGCGTAGCAGGTGACACTCGCTTACAATTAAAAAGCGGTAATGCAAAAATTAAAAACATTGTTGGTAAAGAAGTAGAGATATGGAACGGGGAAAATTGGTCCAAAGTTACACCTTTTAAAACTTCTACGTCGTCTAAGCTTTTAAGAATTACTATGACTGATGGGTCAGTTCTTGAAACGACGGACTACCATAGATTTAGTGCTTTACCCTCTGGCAGTGTTAAGTTTAAAACTGTAAAAGCCTCAGAGCTTAGAAAGGGTTACAGACTTCCTGATTTCACTTTAGGCGGTATTGAGGGGGAGTATTATCCTAATGCCTTTGAGTACGGTTTAATGGCAGGTGATGGTTGTGTTTATAAAGAAAACCCCATAGTAACTTTATGTGGAGATAAGGTTAAATTAAAGAATCTTAATGTAAAAGGAAAGTGGGGAAAGCCTCAAATAAAGAAAGAGTGTAAAGACCCCATAAACAGGCTATATTTAAAATCTGTTCTGGACGTTGATAAGTCCACTGATTTACGTAAAATGAAAGGGCTTCCTGATTTTGTTTTTACTATGGATAAGAAATCAATATTAGAGTTTACAGCAGGGTACATAGAGACTGATGGCACAGTTCTTAAAAATAAATATACTGAGCACTATGTTTTATATGGTAAGGAGCTACAAATGAAGGACATGCAAGTTCTTTTACGGCGTGTTGGAATTAATTACACTGCCGCATTTGAATGCTCCCCTAAAGGATTTAAAACAAATAAGGGAATTCGAAACTATGCTTTATGGGGGCTCAGAATTCACTCTCATGACTGTAAATCTATCCCCACGCGATTAAAAAAGATAAGAAATTTTGGCACTGGGTATTCAGAGAACAACGCATATAAAGATTCAAAGCCTGTAAGTAATAAAAAACACCAGTCTATTAGATCTATTGAGGAGTTACCGGGTACCCATCCTACATTTTGTTTTTACGAGCCCCTTACGGGAATGGGTGTTTTTGGAAATTCTTTAACTTTTCAATGTAATTTATGTGAGGTCTTCCCTGACAAACATGAATCTAAAGAAGACTTTATAAAATCTTTAAAGTACGCTTATCTATACAGTAAAACTGTGACACTTTTAAACACTCATTGGCCACAGACTAATGCAGTCATGCTAAGAAATAGGAGAGTAGGTACCAGTGTGAGTGGTATTGCGCAATTCTTAACAAACCAGAATTTACCTACTCTAAGAGAGTGGTTGAACGATGGGTATGATGCTTTAAAAGAGTATGATAAAATATACTCTAATTGGTTAGCTATACCCCGAAGTATACGAATAACAACTAACAAACCAAGCGGAAGTATCAGTTTACTAAATGGTAGTACTCCTGGTATACATTACCCTGAGTCACGTTTTTATATAAGGCGTATGAGAATAGGTAATCATAGTCAGCTGCTAAGCCCTTTAGAAAAAGCAGGTTACACAGTAGAGCCCGCAGTAGGGCAAGAAGAATCCACGTCAGTGGTAGAGATACCGGTAGACGTCGGAAGCGGTATACGCCCACTAAATGAAGTGACGATGTGGGAGCAACTAGAATTAGCAGCTTTTATGTCAGAGAACTGGGCAGATAACGCGGTGTCAGTGACAGTAACATTTAACCCTGAAACTGAGGGCCACGACATTGAAAGGGCATTAGAGCACTATCAGTACAAACTAAAGTCGGTTTCCTTTCTTCCCCGTACGAAGATTGGTGCATACGCTCAGATGCCATATGAATCAATAGACGAAGATACCTACAATAAAATGACGCAAAGTCTAAGTAAATTAAGCTTTGGAACCGTGAAGGATGAAGAAGCTAATGTAGAAAAATTTTGCAACAATGACACCTGTGAAATAATATAATATATGGTATAAGAATAATATAGTAAGTATGCGACTTACTATGAAATGGCCTATAAATTTTTATAGGCCATTTTTGTTTATCAAACACACACTAATAATAGCAATAATAAGATAAACAATAAATCAAAAAGAAAACATATGAGTTTTTTAAATTTAAAAGTAGGAAGTCAACTAAGAAAAGTTACTGTTATAAACGCAGAAAAAGTGGAAGTAGACGTACGTGGTGAAACATCAGAAAAAATTAGGTTTTCTGTGTCCCAGCCAGATGGAAAAAGCTTCCAAATTTCAGACGTATGGACAGAAGACAATAAGGGAAATAAGAAAATTCAGGGGCTTTGGCTATCACTAAACCATGAAGGTAATATATCGCCAAACAGCTCCCTAGCTAAATTAATGAGGTATTACAAAATCTCAGATCTAAATGAATTAATTGGTAAAGAAGTAAATGTATACCCAGATAATGACAACTTTTTAGTTATGACATCATGTAAAATGGACGAAGAAAACTTGGAAAAATCTAGCTTATTTGAGTAAAACCAAAGGAAACAAAATGAATACAACACAACACTTACTACCCGCTATTAACGGGTTGTATGAACTAAATCTTACTGATAAAAATATAGAGGATATAAACTCTAAAGTAAGTAACTTACAGAACAAAACAATTGAGATGTTTAAGGGTGATGGGGATGAAAGTAAGGTAAGTACTGTTTTAAATGCCTTAAAATACCAGGTAAAGGGGTCATCAGTTATTGTGTCCTCCGGGTATGGATCAAGTGTTGATATACAAAAAACAACGCACAACTACTTTGTAGAAGATGGGCAATATAGACATTGGGGCGATAAGACAGAATTTTTTAAATTTTCTCCTTCGTACGGTACAGATATTTACTTTGAAAACATAAAAGACTCGGATTTTGAAGCTCTTTATGTGATATCACATATTCTTACTAATACGTCCTTTCCTGATATTTTAAATAAAGTGTTTAAAAATGTAAGTGATTTTAGGGTAGAGTACGAACGTAACTTAAAAACTGCTTGGGACTCGACGCACATACCTGTGGAAAAAGAAGATATTGATAAACTATTAGGATCTTTTTTTAAAGGAGGAAAGTTAACAACAACTGCTCCGAGTGAAAAGACAACTAGACTTCTAAATAGTAACCCCAACCTATATTTCATAGCTCACGTATTGGAGCTAGATAATTTTAGAGGGTATGTTTCTTATTACTCTTCTACGTACGGTTATGGTACGAGATATAACTCGTTCTTTAGACTTGTGCCTCACTCTGACCCGTCTTATGACTATGTAGACGTGGGTAGGGTATACTACTTGGGTTCTGGTACTCATTTACACTACTCAGGTAGAAATGAAAAAAGAATGGTACCTCTAGGTAATCTAATTTTTACTGATCCTGAGCCTACTTTGCCAAATAGGGTAGTATTAAGCAACTATCTTCTCGGGAAAAATGGTGATTATGTTGAATTTCTAGATAACAATTCTTTGAACATCCTTACTAAGAGAGAACTACAACGCTCTGCTAGAAAAGAAGCCAAGTCTAAAGCTAAAAACAAACTCCGAGAAAAAATAGAAAAGAGGTTACAGACTTTATTAACACCAGGAAAGTCCCTTAAACTGAATGGAGTTACCTACTCAGATGAAAAAATAGAGTACGAAGGACAAGTCTTAAGGTCAGATATACCAAACTTAACTTATAAAATCCTGAATACGCTATCTCGTGCATATAGTTTAGACGATGTAAACTTTGACCAAGCTTTGCCTATATTTTTATCATACGTCTCTGATTCAGAAGGAATCGGAAATGTAGGGGAGGTCTCATTTAAAGTGGAGAAAAGAGTTAGTACCAATACCCTCGGTTTTACGGCCACAAGAATTTATGTAAATAATAAAAGAATAAATTCTGATGAGGTGGAGTCTGTACTAGAGAGGGGTTTGTGTTTTACTAACCAAGCAGACTTTGACTATTTTATAGCCTCTGTTAGTAAATGTTCCCTAAAAATACATACTTATCTTCAAGTAGGTGTTGATATAAATGTTCGTGATGAGTTTGATAATATCACGGTAGCTTTAAAGTTACCTCTGGAAAGAAGAAAGAATATAAACTACCTCGTGATAAACGATGAGTCTTATAGAGTAAAAAATACTCAGAAAGTCATAGGATTATCTAGAAAAGGATCCATGATGGATGTGGTGAACACGCTTCTTGACGGTAAGTCTGTAGAGGGCGTGGAAGTTGACAGTATAAAAGGAATTATTTCTTCTGGTAAGAAAGCTTATGTAGATGCTATAGAGAAGAGTAAGGAACTTTTAACTGACACAGAAAAAACATTCAACATCGAAGAAGAGACAGTTACCATGGGCGACGGTTCTTCTAAAACTGGGTACCTTATAAAAGGGTCTTTGAGAAAATACTTCATAGACACTGGAGGTAAGGAACAAATAGATACTAACGATCCTCAATGTGGAGTATATTCTTTCCCGGAAGGAAGGTATATTTGTATTGTGGATAAGTCATCCAGCCAGGTAGGCATGGATAAATTAGTAAATAGAATATACGCACTTCACAACGACGCTTTGGTCGCAAGTGCTATTAACACATTATAACAAATAATCACGGTAAGAAAATATGAACGAAAACAAAAATAACATTTCAAGCGAGTTATCAGAGGTTACAATAAAAATTGTGTCAACTAATGGGCACGACGAGTGGTCTGGAATACCTGTTGCAGCCCTAGAAAAGATAAAGTATGAATCAGAAACTACGGGCCGATGGGCTTATATTGACGGAAACCATAAAACACCTGACTCAATTACTTTAGAAGATGTGATAGATGCGGAAGAAATCATGATGGCTAACGCGTTAGTTGGTGGATAAGATGAATTTTAGCATTTCAAGAGACATACTCTATGAGATGACAAGTTATGCAAATAGTAGCCCCGACGAAATTGTTGGGGCTATGGTTGGCAAAAAACAAGGTAACTCATGGAAGTGTGAAGAGTTTATACCACTAACTAATATAAGTACAGAGAACAAAGAAGTACATTATGTACCGGACCCTAATGAATTTATGAGTATGTTAAGAAAAACTACTCATGTTTCTTCGAGCGCAGAAAGTGACTTTTTAGGAATTATGCACTCTCACCCAAATAACCGGCCAATACCCTCTGTTACAGATGTTCAAGGAGCAGGTTACACGGGGGTATATATTATACACTCACCTAAATTTAAGGAAACTAGGGCCTATTATTACGATGGTAATGAGTCTAACCGTAACTGGGACCCTATAGAACTGGAGACAAATTAAATGAGACATGTACTAATAGTAGGAGCAGGAGGAATAGGAAGTTGGTTAGCAGAGCACCTCTTTAATCTAGAATTGCACGGCCAATTTCCAGATGATATGGTATTTACTTTTGCAGATGATGACACGGTAGAAAATAAAAACTTATCATACCAAAATTTTTCATTAGAAGACATAATGGATGAAAAATCTGAATCACTGTCAGCAAGGTACGGATTTAACTCAATTACCAATCGTATAGAGAAGGAAGAACAGTTAATGAATTATGATGGAATTGTATGCTGTGTCGACAACTCTAAGTTTAGGAAGCTACTATTTAAGTATGTGGATAAATACGACAATATTTTTTGGATGGATATGAGAAGCGAGGGACGAGATATAGCTATTTTTACTAAGAGTAAGAAAAATACTCTTGACGTAATGATGAAAACATTGCCTAAAGAAGACGTAGAAAATGGCAGTTGCCAGAGACAGTGGGAGTTTGAAAATAATATAATACAACTTGGGAACAGAATAGTGAGCAGTATCGGAGCACAGTTTATTTTAAACTGGGTTAGGGGAGATAAAAACACTCATAATTATATTGCCCACTTCTAAATTATTAGTTATATTAAAGTATGAACATAAATTCAATCAAACAAGATGACGGTAGGCAAAAAAGAGCACAGAGCATAGACTTTGGTGAAATTAGGAATACTCAAAGTCCGGTAGGACCAGATTATGGAGATAAGTTTGATCAAATATTTCATAACTGGGATAACCCTGATAAATGCAGGGGGTACATTAACTGCTCTATTTGCCAAAAGTTACAGGACGATGGAAAAGCCGTTAGACAAGATGATGATAAAATTTATCATTTAAATAAACAAACCAAATAAAACAAATGAATTGGAAAGAAAAACTAGTAAGTAGGAAATTATGGGTTGCATTAGGTGGAGTTTTCTCTGTACTTATTGTAGACTGGGCAGGGTTAGACCCTGCAATGGCTCAAAACTTAGTTGGAGCTATCACTACAATTGTACCTTCGTATATCGCGGGACAAGGAGTGGTCGATGCTATGGGAGCATACTTTCAAGCAAAAAACTAGTTCAAACATTTAAAACAATAAAGGGCGCGTCATTGATGTGCCCTTTTTTTTAATCAAAAATAAATATGGATGCATTCAGTTATTATTTAAAATCTATTATACCTAGTACACCTTTAAGTAAAAAGGCAGAGAGGGTATTAATAAAGAAAGGAAAACTCGGTGACATGGCTGCTAGGGAAAAAGTAATAACATCTAATTTAAAATTTGTTATTAGCGTGGCTAAGAAGTACCAAAATCAAGGACTTACAATAGACGAGTTAGTATCAGAAGGTAACTTAGGCCTAGTAAAAGCATTTGAGAAGTTCGATATTAGTAAAGATGTAAAGTTTATTACTTACGCTGTGTGGTGGATTCGTCAAGCTATATTTAATTCACTGCATGAAAATGCGAAAATTATTAGATTGCCCTTGAATAAAATTTCTAACATAACGAAAGCTACTAAAGCTTCCGAAAGGCTAGAAAATAAATTAGGAAGATATCCTTCGATAAATGAATTAGAAGAATACTTAGATGGAGATACGACAGCCATAAGAGACATGAAGTTTAATTACACAGTTATTGGTCTTGATACTCCACATACTGAAAATAATGAAACTTTAAATGAGATTATACCTGCTGACTTGTCTTATGGTGTTTTAAAAACAGACGGAGAGTTTAAGAAAGAACTCACTCATATCCTAAAAACATTTCCTGAGAGGGAGAAGAGCATATTAAAAATGTATTATGGTATTGAACAAGTTAGGCCATATACGTTAAAAGAGATTGGTGTAGATATGGGGTTAACTAGAGAAAGAATAAGGCAAATTAAAGAGAAAATATTAAAAAAGTTGCGGAGTAAGAAGTATTCTAAAACTTTGGAGGATTTTTTGAGATGGGATACGTAACAACGGAGTCGGAATTGGTAGAAGCTATGTCTTACTTAAAGACTCAAAGCATTGTAGCGGTTGACACAGAAACAAATGGACTGGACCCGGTACTAAATAAAGTACTATTATTGCAAGTGGGTACAGAACATAAACAATTTGTGTTTGATGTTTTCAAACTAAATACTAAAATTTTTACAGTGTTACATTGGTTAACAGAAAAAGATTTAGTTAAGGTTTTACACAACGCAAAGTTTGATTATAAAATGATAAAAGGAAATTTTGAAATAGAGCTTACAAATATGAGATGTACTATGCTTGCAAACCAACTTTTAACGACCGGGAAAAAATTAAGTAGCGGATTGGATTCTGTTCTGTATAAATACTTAGGGGTTGAAGTTAGTAAAGCCGAACAAAAATCTTTTATTGATATGAGATTAGGATCAACTTTCACAGAAAGCCAAATAAAGTATGCTGGCGATGATACTAAACACCTAATTCCTCTATATAAAAACATGCAAAGACTTTTAGAAAGTAGAAACATGGACGAACTGTCAAGATTGGAGTATAGGACAGTTGCTCCTACAGGGGATATGGAGCTAAATGGGCTTTTTTTAGATAGGAAGAAGTGGACAGCTTTGAAAGTAGAAGCTGAGGCTGATGCAGATATTGCTAAAAAAGGTTTAGATAAATACTTCGAACCTTACTGTGGTCAGTTAACTTTGTTTGAGGATGTTGATATAAACTATAGGTCACCAAAACAATTATTACCGATTCTAAGTAAAATTACTGGTATGAATATAACTTCAACAGGTGAGCAAGAGTTAAAAAAAGTAAATCACGAAGTTGTGGACTTTTTACTAGACTATAGAGAAAAGCAGAAGCGTATTAGTACGTATGGAGAAGAGTTTTTTAGAAAATTTGTAAGTTCATACGACGGTAGAATCCACTCTAACTTTAAACAGCTCGGTGCTGACTCTGGTAGGTACTCAAGTACTCAACCTAACTTACAAAATATTCCAAGTGACGAGAGATACAGGTCAGCTTTTACGGCACAAGACTCTGAGTATAGAATTATTGCTGCTGATTATGCTAGCCAAGAAATTCGGGTACTGGCATATATAAGCAAAGAGCCTGGACTAATAAATGCTATAAATAATAAAGTTGATCTACACACAAATTCAGCAAGCCTAATATATGGAATTCCATATAAGGACATTACTAAGAAACAACGTAACGCTGCTAAAGCGCTTACATTTGGTTTAATATACGGTATTGGTCCTGGAAGACTTGCAGAGAATTTAGGTATTAGCTTTATGGAAGCTAAAACTTTAATGAATAAATATTTCTCAACATTCCCAAATATTAAAAAGGTACTAGATCAGGCAGTGTCTGCGGCAAAGAAACTAAAGTACGCTCTTTCGCCTTTAGATAAAAGACGAAGAGACTTGTCATCTTTTGATTGGGATGATAAGAGGCAGGTTTCTCATGCATTAAATATTTCTAAAAATATTATATGCCAAGGAGCATCTGCATCAATAACTAAGTTAGCGTTATGTCTGGTAAAAGAAGCTATAGATAGTGGTGAGTACGATGCTAAAATAGTTAATGTAGTTCATGATGAAATTCTAGTAGAGGCTCATGAAGACGATGCCGATGACGTAGGAAAGCTTTTAGAAGTCGGGATGATAGAAGCATTTGAGCACTACTGTCCTGGAATAGCTATGGAAGTAGAAGCTGTAATAGATAACCATTGGGTACACTAATGAAAAATAATAAAAGAAAAGAAAAGAAAGAGAGCGCAATAGATTACTGTGAACGATTTTATCCGAGCATGATGGAGCGCTTTAAGGAAATACAGCAAGAAGACTACAAAGTTTTTTGTGAGAAGCAAATGGACTACGGCCCTGGAAATATAAGTTTAGGGACAGGCCTTGTAGACGAAAGTGAAGTAAGAATGAGTTTAACAGGGCTTATAATTAGAATGAATGATAAAGTTCAAAGATTACTAAACTTGGTTGTGAAAACAATGCGGGAGCCGCAGAATGAGTCTGTTGTTGATGCTTTTGGTGACTTATCTGTTTATGGAGTTATATCAAGGATTGTTTCTGAAGGAAAATGGGCTAGATAAAAAATAAAGAAATAGGGAGGATAAATTCCTCCCTATTTTTTTAACTTAAAAACCTAACGTCTTCTAAACAGGTGAGTCAGGTGCTACTGTATTAGATGATACTTGATCACTAACTTGTATGGGAATTAACTTAGAAGTTCTAAGCCCAATATTCTCTAACAAAATAGTTTGTTGACTAGCAACAGAAAATTGATGTGATTGAATTCTACAATTTTCTAAGTAAAATCCACCATATCGTGATGTTCCTGCCCCATCATTATCCATATCTTCAAGAATAAAAGCTAACCCCATCGGTCTATTAAAGAATTCTGCTGCCAAGTTTATAAAAAACTTGCTAGACTTTTCAGAAGTCGTATAGGGTAATCCGGGTGCTCTATCGTCATCCTCCCCTTTAAACACTGAAGAAGCGAAATCTGTGTTAGCATTAGAATACAATGCACGCATTAATGATTCTCCATCAAACAAAATTCTCGACACAGCAACCTGTACTACTGTTCTACCTGGAATAAACACTGGTTCCCTAGAACCAATTTCAAACAATTGTTGAATTTGTTTATTCTGCGAAACCGTAGCATTCTGAATTAATCCCACAGGGATAAGCTCAGCTTCTGGGTTTGTCATGTCATCGTACCTTGGAGTACCTGCGCACAGAATAACTGACTCAGACGAGAGAAAATCTGTAGAATTCGTAACTGATTGTACATTACCGGATCTAAAATCCCAATTTTGTAAATTTTTCATTTTCTACCTCCTAAAATACCATTTTTATTTTAATGTAGTTAACAGGATACTTTACCAAGAGACTAAGTTCTACTTGAATAGTATCTGGATTAGCATCGTCCTGTTTTACGCTTGCAACCTGCAAGTCATTTAATACCCCAGCTCTTACTAAGAATAGGCCTTGACTGATAAGAACACTTTCTAACATCTTTAAAAATGCTGGTGTTACTACATGTCTACCAATATAAGGATTTAATCCTTTCCTTAAAAATTTAGCTGTGTAATCTAAAGCTTTAGTAACACTAAGCTCTCTTTTAGCAACACTCGTAACGTCCGTACTAGTTTGATGTCTAGAAACAATAGGAGCAGAGCTTGAAGATTGGGTCATAATATAAGTACCGCCTTCAGCCATGATGTTCATCTGAGCCTCTGTAAAGTAATCTTGAGACCCGTAAGTTCTGGAAATTCCTGAAATAGGAACATTAGAAAGAGGTGCTTCTGGTGCTATCCCTACACATAACCCAGCACTTGCTGCATTAAAGTAAAAACCAGGAACAGGAGCAAAGACATCCAAACTATGGAATCCAGCCGAAATTAATTCTGCATGAACTGCGCTTGTAATCTTATCGCCTGCTTTATAATTTTTACTGCCTACGGATTTAGGGCCCGTAAATAGGGCATAAGCTCCGCGGTCGGACATATCGAATCCAGAGTGCTCTCTAAAACTTGCATCAACCCAATCAGGATGAATCGTAGATATATGTCGTGTTTCTCCTACGTATGCTACATCGGGATGTATCATAAACATTCTTTTAGACTGAAATGTTGCATTATTAGATCTTAAAGTTTCTGCTACAGTAGTTTTTTCACTAGTACTGTTACTTGCATAATTTCCATATGCTACTTCATCCGTTAAGAATACAATTCGTTCTTTTTTATTTATTGCATCAGAGTATGACTCTACGTGAGATTTCCATCCACTTGACCCCGCACTACTGTCTAAAACCCCAATAGCATATACCTCTTCTAACGCTAATGCTGATCGTGCACTAGACATTTCTGTGGAAATATTGGATACACCGCTAATACAAAAAGTATTAATAGATGCAGAGGCATTATCTTGTGCTAAAAGCGCACCATATGCTAGCGGATTCCAACTTACAATTTCTCCACCAAACACGTCTTTTATATCGTCCGGACTTGCTAAGCTTTTCTTAAATCCCATTGCTTCGACATTATCAGCTCTAAAACCAATTTTTACCGAGGCAAGTTCATAGGCTTCACCAGAAGGTGTCACTATGCCAGATACAAGAGTAATATCTCCTGTAGCTGCATTATAACTCCAATCAGTTCCTTTTACAAGATGTTTTTTCTCCGTACCGTGGCCTACAATTGGAGACCCGTACATGTCTACAATAATAAGATCCTCATCATTCACAGAAACTAAGGAATTAAAATCTGAGTTTATGCCGCTCAAATTTATGGTCATGCTAACTCCAGAATAACTAACAGAATACTCAGATGAATCCAGAGTAGGGTCCTGCCAATAATATCCTTTACCAACAACAACTGCTTCTAAGTCAGGAGCAACTAAAACCGGTGTAGCCGTATTTTGTACTTGAGTTACTTCAACTCCAGGTTTGACATACGCCATTATTTTTTCCTCCAATTATAATATTATAATATTGTTATTAAACTGAGCTCTAGCTAGATTTGCTCAGCTGTAAATTACAACGTCTTTTGTTGCAATTTGATACACTCTAGCACTGTATTTATGATTCTCCTACGAGAACAAATCCTCCTCCTGATGTTACAAGAACATCATTCTCATCTGGTATGTCAATAAGCATACCGTCTACAACCCTATAATACCCATATACGCTATTTATTGGTACAGAATAATGTGCTGAAGACACCCTTACAAAAGTTACGTTGTCATGCGAATCTCCTGATATAGCGTCTAAGTACGATCCTGTAATAACTGCGTCACTGCCAGGATCAACTTCGAAGATGATATCCGTTGCATACGGCAACTCAACTCTGTAGTCTATACCCTCATACTGCTCCACGTCGTCTTTCCACACTCGCATGTTGTACTGTTTTTCTCCACTACGAATTTCCTTTTGAGTCAAATACTGCATTTGTACTGCGACTGCCGACAAGTCAATACCTGAACTTGATTTTAAAATTTGCTCTTCTCCAAAAGAGAGAGACTGAATTTTATGAATTCCATTTGCTCTTAAGTCTGTTTTATGTGCAGTTAAAGCTGTAAATACTAAATTTGCTAGCTCTTCTGCCAATACACCATGTTTTGCCACACAAGTTATTGTGACGGATGCTCTTAATAAATCAGTAACTGAAGAATTCTTTATCGAGTCGGCAGACCCTAACGGGCCAGCTAACGTTTCCTTTCCATCTTTATATAAAAATTCAGGATTTGCACCAGACCTAGAAAAATTCGTGAAAGTCCAAGCCATCGCCCCCCTAGAAATTATTAACGCAGGCTTTTTTTCTACTACGCCTAAATCTATTGCATTTTTATCTGCTATTATTAACTTAGTGTCCCTCACGTTTGAATTCCAAGAAAACTTAGAGTCCTCTGAGAATAGCTCTTGTAAGAAAGTAATAAATAAATATTTTACATCTAAACTTAAATTACCTGTACTAACAGCCATTATAAACCTTCTATTTCCTTAAATAAATAACTTTTTAAATCCTTTGGTATTTGATTATGTACCACCTGTACACTAGTAGTAGATTCTATGTTATCTTTCATGCCTCCTTCAACTTCAGATAATGCTTCCATTTCTACTTCTTTTAAAATAGTTTCCTCTTCGTTTTTCAGGCCTAAATCGTCTATAATAAACTTCATAATTAAATGTACCTAAGAAGTTAAAAATTGTCAAGTTTTATTTTAAACAACTGCTATACTGTAAATAAGATCATCTTGGGAAATTAAGTTTAATTGGGCACTTTGTTCAATAATAAACCCTCCTTTCTCAATAGTTCTTATATTTTTTACAATTCACCGTTTATTTACATCGTCCACAATTACATCCCTAGGCTTCAGTGGGGGAAAATTTAACATGGTAAGAAGAGTATCGCTTGGCATCCATTCCCCAAACATAGTAATTTGGTTTACTTTTGGGGAGGGGCTTAGCATACCTTTTACATCTATTGGTGTAAAATATCCTTCTAGCCAGCCTGTACCATAACATGTGCTGCAGTTGTCTGTAACTCTCATGAGGGTATCATCCCAACATTCCGTACATCTAGTTCCTCATGATCTCTTTTTTAATACTTTCAAAGGTCTGCCAGAATATTTTTTTAATGCTAAAGACTTCCTTCTTAAAGCATGTTTTATTACTTTATCAACACTTATATCTTTTACGTACGCAGGCATGAATGGCACAACATTTGTTTCGGCCGTATCAGAGTCAGTAAGTTTTATTTTATAGTACCAATTCCGATGCGGATCGTAAAGACCAGATACTCCAGTATCTGTATATGAATATGTGGTTGCAGAAAGTCCGGATGCTATGTGGTCATAGTCTGTTATTTCTCCTAAGTTTGGGGATTCTGACCTGTATACATCTATATTATAATCTGATATAAGTTCAAACGTAGGTTCAAATTCTCATGTCAGTGTAAAACTATTTATGTCGAAAGAGTTGACATCTAATGACTTTAATACTAGCACTTTATTTTACAGTTTCCCAGTAGTCTGTCCCGTATTCTGACCCAACACCTCCGTAGGCCGCATCGATATTAGCACTACGTTTCATGTTTGATACTCCGCGAGAATACTTAGTTATTAAGATATTGAAATAGTTAATATACCGCCCATATTTGTCCATATCCTGCACAGTCACGCCTCCTCCATCTCGGTAAGTAAGGGTGTTACGAGATGACATTATACCTTTACTCGTCAGAACTTGTAAAGTAGCACCCATTTTTAAAAGGTTTCAGCTTGGAACTTGAGCAAATGATTTATAATTTGATGATGGGGAGAATTCATAGTTTATCTCATCTAGAGTGTCTTGAAGAGCATGATGTAACTGTTCATCCGTAGACTCTTGAACTTCTTCTAGAACATTTAGCTCGGCTGTATCATTTAACCACTTTCGTAGCCTATCTACAAATAGTTGGTCATCAAATGATATATAATTTGTAATTAAGTCTGATCGTGTTGGCATATTTTTGTCCCTACTGTTAATTATTATAATATTCCTTACTTTAAATTTACTGTCAATTGCTAATATAGTCAAGCTGTACTATTAAAGACATAATATCATTCACCTATACAAAATTATACAAGTGTTTAATCCACTGTTAAACAGGTTAAACTTGTATAGTATCTATCTTACCGCACTAAACTTTTTAGTTACGCCACCAATTATAACCTCTAATTGACCGCTCTTGTTGAAACTTATAGATGTAACGCCAGACAAATGGCTATTTCCTGTTGCTCCAGCAATTGGAATATGTTTATTCCCAGCGGTTGTAGGGTGTCCTATATTCTTTAGATTATTTTTTATTGCTAATTTATGTTTCTTATCAAGATTGTTATCTTTACTTAGTTTATATGTTAACTCCTTGCTTTCTTCAATTCTACCTATATGCCATGAAGCAACTGATTTTTGGAAAAGTAAATGATGGTCCTCATTATAACCCAAGTACTTATTAGTTACGTTTTTTGAGTTTTCTAAGAATT